CAATCGACGATGAATTTTCAACATCGAAAGAAAAAGAAGAGGCTCCCCATGAATGAAAACCATACCCCAAAATTTACCGAGCAATGGGCCATCGTCGAGTTGATGGGGCACCGTAAACTCGGCGCGCAAATCAGCGAAGAGATCATAGCCGGCGTTCCCATGTTGCGGGTCGATATTCCGGAAACGTCGCAACAGAAAGCTTTCACGCAATACTACTCAGCCTCGGCCATTTATTGTCTGACGCCGACGACGGAGCAAATCGGCCGCGAGTTGGCCGAGTGCCGCTCCGAACGTCCGGTGCAAACATATGAGCTTCGGGCTTTGCCGGAGCCGCAAAAATTCGACGAATGCGAAAACGATGAGGAAGATGATAATGACGATACCCAACCCTATTGATTGCCGAAAAATCATCGGCATGGATTTATCTCTCAGTTCGCCGGCGGCTGTGGTCCTGCATCGTAATTCCTCGCAAGTGTGTTCATCGACCCAATCCGCCACTGTCGCCGGCGTTTTTGAAGGGGAGCAAAAATGAAACATATTCATTTCACAGTTCCTGGACCTTGCCAACCTAAGGGTAGACCGAAAGCAAGTGCGATTCGATTCGGAAAGTTTACGAAAATCAACATGCGCACACCCGAGAAAACCGTTACATACGAGGCTAAGGTTTACCAGCGATTGGTTGAAAAAATGGAGTTGACAGGTTGTCAGCCAATGGACGGCCCGTTGCGGGCAATCATTACCGTGTATCGCGCCTTACCGAAGTCTTTATCTAAAAAAAGAGCGGAAAAGGCTATATGCGGAGAAATAATGCCCACATCGAAGCCCGACCTCGACAACCAAGTGAAGTCTATTCTTGATGCAATCGGCGGAACGATTTGCGGAAACGATTCATCGTTTTGCGTGATTGTGGCCAAAAAGAGATATGACGACGGGGCCGGAGAACGTGTTGATATAAATATTTCTGAAATTGAAACAGAGGTCAGCCAATGACCCCGCTGGAAAAAGCTCGAGCCGAAATACTGGAAGCCATCTGGTCCGATCAGAAGATGATTATGCGGCTTTTGGGCTTCGACCCGGTAAAGCTCGAGGGCAATCTGCCGCAGTACGCCACGCTCGAACAGAAGGTGTTTTTCTTCGACTGGCTGATCCGCGATCGCCTGGAGATAGCAGCATGATTTTCGTACAGGAACGATACGCACCCTTGGAATCGGCATTGCCGTGGGAATATGTCATGCCGCGCTCGTTCGAAGAAAGCCGCAATCGAGGCCAGAAGCGGGCCAAGCACACAGTTATTGCCAACGAAACCGAGAAAAGCATCGGTTTGATTCCGGTGCGTGGTTTTCCGGAAATCGCGGAAATCCTCGGCATTCCTCGCTCCACGGTGCAACACATTTACCAACAGGCTTTGGCCAAGGTGATCGCTAAGGCCGGGAGAATGGCGAGATGAGTAACACCGAAGTCATTATTGGGTGGATCGGACGAATGGCAAACAACTTCGGAGGCGAAGTGTTCGACCGCGAATTGAATCGCATTTGGGATTGGGGCCAAGCGCTCTGCCGTCTGCGCTGGGGAAAAGACTGGATGAACAATCAAGAATTTCGCGATCTCGAATCGCAAGCGCCTTCACCACTTCCCGACGATACCGATGTGGCAAATGCGAAAGCCTGGGAAACGGGACAATGGCCCGAATGGGCAAAAAGGTAAGAACAAAACATGCCAAGAGGCAGAAGAAAAAAACCGAACGAAAAAATGCGCCAGCGCTATTGGTGCGAGGCGTTGCGGACATCCACGTTCGATCCGGACTTTTGCCAAAAACGAAAAGACCATTCGCCGGATCATGCGCAGAAGGTGCTCAGTCAATTCGATTACTGCCGCCACTGCAAAGGCGGTTTGCAAAAGGTGGGGGAGGTCGATCTCGCCGAGTTGTCGGCGACGTACACCCCGCCGAAAAAACGGAAACACCGAGGGGGAGAAAGGTTCTTGCCGGAATGAGAACCATTTGCCTGTACTGTTGCAAATGCAAAAGACAGCCGCTGACCGCAGGAAGCAGGGAGTTAGGCTATCGTCCGTTGCACAACTGCGCGGCCGGTCATTTCGAATTGCTGGAAAAGCGCAACCTGCCTGAAAAGCGCGAATGCTGCGACTATGACGGCGACATTCCTTTGGAACGGCTTTTGCTCAAATGGGACAGTCAGAAAAAATACGGAATTGGCGAAACAACCCACATCAATCTGGCTAAGGTGCTTCCGAAAAAAGTATGCGAAGCGCTGCAAAAAACAATAAAAAAATCAGGCATGGTCTACGTTGGCGCAGCTTGTCGGGACAATCGCAGCGATAAAAAAGAAAATGAAACGGCTACGGAACCTGTTCATTCGTCGTATCGTTCGACGTACCTCGGCAATCTTTCCGATCTGGTCGATAAAAAAACATTCCGCGAGGTCCGCAAGTTCGTTCGGGGATCTTCGATGGCTTACTTGCCGTCGATTCGCAACACGGAAAAGTTGCAGGAACAATTTCAAAACGAGGTGGTGAAAAAATTCACCGCCATGCAATCCATCAATGCCACCGCCAAGGCGTTGGGAACCACCCGCGTCAGGGTGCGGCAGATTCTGAGAAAAACAGGAAACTATACCGATAACCGCCTGAAGCGCATGCAGCGGCTGGAAGGGCGTGGTAGCGCGAAGAGGAAGGGTAAATAGGCCATGAGCACACAAAAGCATCTTACCTGGTTTCCGACATACGGTTTCAACAAACAAATTCAAATAGGTCGATTGAAAATTGGCGCGGAGTTTCGCCCGAAAAGCAAAAATGAGTGGGGGCGATTCGGCGGCGGTTGTAACTGGAAATTGGGAGTGCAAATCGGCTGCACGACTGTAATTGTCAGCCTTCTTGTTTTTGAGATGACATTCACCTGGAAACCGAAAAGCAAGAAAGGGTAAATGCCGATGCATGAGCCACAAAAACGACCGAGAGGAAAAAGCGATGAATGATGCACTGATCAAGCTGTATTTGACAGCGAAAACCATCGTAATTGCCGCAGGATTTGAACATGAAATTGAATGGCAAAAAAACGTTTCATTCGAAGAAACGACCGAGGCTACGTTCATCGGCGAAGCCGCTTGGGTTGTGCTCAACAGCGGCTTTCGAGGCGCGATCGCAAGAAAGCTTTGGGACGGTGGACTCCGTGCAGCCTTCGAGGATTTCCCGAGTGCCGAGTACGTCGTGCAGCACCAGGATCGGATATTTCAGGCTGCGCGTAAGGTCTTCAAGGGAGAACGCAAATTGGATGCGATGGTCAAGATTTGTCGCATCGTCAGAGAGCGTGGATGGGAGGACGTGAAGAAAAGTATCCGGGAACGAGGCGTCATCGCCTTGCAGGAGTTCCCGTTCATGGGTCCGATTACCAGCTATCACCTCGCCAAAAATATCGGGTTGGACGTAGTAAAGCCAGACCGACACTTGGTCCGAATGGCCGAAGCCTTTGGTTTTTCTTCTCCACATGAACTCTGTGCTCATGTGAAAGAAAGGCTAGGTGTGAAGGTAGCTGTCGTGGATATGGTTCTCTGGCGATATGCCACGCTGAAACCAAATTACCTATCCGAAATTTTGGAGCAAGTCGATGAATGAACCACGAAAAACCACGCCCAAGCCGGTGACCATCGGCCATGTTCAGGCGCGAATCATCCTGTATCTGGCCAATTCCAACGTGGTGGTGGACTGCCTGAAAAACATCAAGTTCACCATGCTGGCGAACGAGGGCTTTCTCGAAGCAACAACGCACCAGGCCGTCCACAGCCTCGTGCGTTCGAAGCTGGCGAAGCTTGATCGCGCCTGTCCGAACGGCGGCGACATTTCCTTGACCAAGCTTGGCGAGGCGGCGGTTCCGTTTTGCCAAGAGCTTTGGAAAAAGTGGGGGAAAAAATAAATGACGAGTAAAGAACCCATTACCGCCGACGATGTTGTTACTTGCTCGTGCGGGCGTAAATATCGCCACAACCCAAAATATTCAGAATACCGGCTTCTGCCAGATCATGACGGTTATGCTTCAACCGACGATCCAGCCGGATGGATCATTGCGATGGGTTGTTGTCCATCCTGCTACGACAAACATCATGGCGGAACCGGCGATAATAATCCCGAAGCGGACGAATGGCTTTGTAAGGATGAGGAAGAAGCAGTGAACAAGGATGTCGTTTGTCCATTCTGCGGCGAGCGTGATTTTGACCTGATCGGCCTCAAGATTCACTTGTTGAATTATTGTGAGAAATACCGCGATACCCCACTCTTTGATGCTAAAAGATGAAAAGGAGCAACTAGTGAATGAAATGTTAGTTCTGCGTATGGAGAATGTAGCGCTACTCATGGCCCAAATAGCCGAATTCAACGCTCGAATTGCGGGAATGGTGGCAATAAACCAACAGAGGGCATTTTCAGGCGAAGCGCCAGCCTATGCAGAGAATGAATTCGCTCAGGCAATTGGCGAATTTCCAGACCCGATGGTCACACTAAAAAGAGGATTGTAAAAATGAACCAGAAACACATCATCATTTTCGACATCGAAACCGGCGGCTTGGACGAAAAGGTGTATCCGATCATCCAGATCGCGGCGGTTGCGGTCGAACTGCAAACGATGATCGAAGTAGAAGAATTTCAAGTCAAAATCAAATTCGACGAAAATAAGGCCGAAAAGCAGGCGTTGGCTGTCAATTCCTACGATCCGGTCGTTTGGGCGAAAGAGGCGATCGAACCGCGACAAGCGGCGGCGCAATTCGAGCAATTCGTCGACCCGTTCAAATACCAGTTCGTCAGCCAGCGCGGCAAGCGGGTCAGCACCGGCTTTGCCTGCGGCCACAACAGCGAACGGTTCGACATTCCATTCCTGCATTCTTGGTACAAGCGCATGGGCGCCTGGTGCCCGATCGGTTTCAAGAACCTGGATACGCTGCAAATGGCCCTTATCGCGCAAACCTTGGGCCTTGTGGACTTTGGCGACAAGCACCAGTTGAAAGACGTTGCCCGAACCCTGGGCATTTCACTACCCGAGGTTATGCACGATGCGATGGAAGATACCCGGATCACGGCAAAGGTGTTCGCGGCGCTGATGCAAGTCCTGAAAGGAAAACGGTCATGAGCAAGCTAACCGATGAGCAACTGCAAGAGATCAATGATTGTGTGGAGAAATACAGAAAAAGTAAAACAGTATCATGCGATTGCAAGATAGTTTCCCCGCTCGAATGCATTGAAGATTTATTGGGACGCATCCAATCCCAGGACGCGGAAATCAAGGAACTGCGCGAGTTCCTGAATGAATCGGCGCACCTTCTCTGTCAGGAGATCGGCGCAAACCAGCCGACACGCAACGCAGCCTACGAAGCCATCGCCAAGCTCCATGAGGCAAATAAAGAGAACCAGGTGCTCAAGGCCAAGCTCGCCGACGTGGAAAAAGTAAAAAAAGTTTATTGCGTCACGATGAGTTATCACGATGGCGATCACGAACATGGGACGTACCGATCACCACTATTTTTGAGCAAAGAGGATGCCGAAGCCTTCCGAGCCGCAATGATTGAAGGCGGTTCTGGAATCGAATGGTGGTCTGATGGAGGATGGAACAACATCAACGGAGATCAGAGTGTAATTGAAGAAATCGAAGTGTTTGATCGTTTCGATGGGCAAATAAAAGAAAGAACAGAGTATCTTGAAATATCATGGACATGACCATGAAGGCGGTGAGTGATGGGCGGGCGCGAAAAAGAAAAAGCGATGCGCGATCTCCAAAAAAGCGAGGCGTACAGATGGTACGCCACGAATACAAAGACGTGTGTGAACAGGCAAAGATACGGCGGTCTCAGGCATGCGTTCTGTAAAGCCGTCGATGGCAAGCGATGTCTCTACCGCTATTGCCCGCTATGGGGACCAGAACGGCAGCCAACCCAACGAAGGGCGAAACTCCGAGCGAAGTTAGAGGGTGGTGAGTGATGAAATCAGAACCAATTATCTGTAGTCAGTGCGAAAAAGAAATAACCGGAGAGCCGGTAGTCGAAGAATACTACCGGCATTGCGACGACGACGCTGGCGAAAAGTATTACTTTTGCCCCGAAGAAAACGAGGAAGACGGTTGTGTATGCCGCGCCGAGTACGAGGATCAAAGCTACATCCAGTTTTGCGAGGTATGCGGACGTTATATTGCCGATGGTGGTTACGCCGCAATCAATTTCATCAGCACACCGGCAAATATGGACGACAAAAAAACAATGAGCGGAGATATCTGCTACAAGTGCCACCGTGAACATACGTTGGCTCATGGTCTGGCACTCGCGGATCTACAAAACGAAGAAGTCGAAGTCGAAAACTACTACTCCGAAAAGGAGCTAGAGTAGCATGGATGGAAGCTCGAACCATGCGATAAGCATGAAGACGAAGACGAGATTCGTAAGCGAGCGATAAATTTGGCAAAAGCAGGAAACGATGTATTAATTCATGTTCGCGGTTGGAGCGAATCGGTTTATTTCAGACCGCGCAAAGATTAGAACAAAGACCATTTTGTTGACGCCAACAAAAAGGAAATGACCAATGAATTTCACCGATCAAGAAATCGCCCAGGCAAAAGAAATCATGGAGAAATTACGGCGGGATGCCCAGGCCGAAGCCGATGAATCGGATAAAGCATGGCGTAATTATGGATTTGCAGAAAGAGGCGAGCGATACGTCGACGACGACGAATTGCGTCAACTCGAACTTCGCGCAAAGCGTTGTAAGCGGGCAAAGGAAGAATCCGCACAAAAGCTCAAAGATACGGAAAAACGATATGCTCAGTTCCTCGCCGAAGTGGAGATCCAGAGAAACAGCGCCAAGTACGGCAAAGAACAAATCGAAAGCACGTTGATTTGGCACGATCCGGAAATACTCGAGCCAAGGCTGTGTGGGCCATATCTCGTCATGCTCGGCAAGGACGATTTCACTCTGGCCAATTACAACCACCAGGAACGCCATTGGCTTTCCACGGAAGACGACAGATGCGGATATTCGCTCGACGTGAAACTGTACGCCGAAGTTGCTCTGCCAAACGTCGAAGTTGACGCCGGGGAAAGGAATAGATGATATCCTACTCCAGCCAAATCGGTTTGTTGTTAATGAAACCGCCTTTCACTAGCAACAAACTCAACATTCATGATAAAAAACAGGAAGGACGATGCGTTCAACCACCAGGACACAGAAAATAGGCGGCGTGACCATCGTTAGAAGAAGAGGACCAATGACCACCGACAAGTCTGAATATCCGATTTTCGTCTTCAAATGCAAACGTTGCGGAAACATTGTCCGAGATGAATGGCGCTATCTCCCGCCAGGGTGGAAAATACCCAAACTCGGAATCTGCGACGATTGTCTCTTACCCGAGGACACGAGAGGACCGGAAAGACCGCTCGCAATTTTAGCCAAGACCGAAGCAACTATAAACGGCACCGATCAACTACCGCACTAGCTAACAGTCTCTCTACTCTGTTCCTAGCTTCCGAAGAGAGGCTATAAAAAAGTCATAACCGCTCTCGCAGATACTTACTAACTAGGGGGAAACTTCGACCAGGAACTACCACAACCCAACCAAACCAAACCAGGAAGTAAAGAAAACACCAGGTCACACCCGCTTGTCAAGATGTTCTGAATTGTCTGAAAATCTCACAAACCAAAATCTCCCGCAAAATCATGACGAAACCGCATCAAAAAAAATGCACTTCTGAAATTCCGTACCATCTTCCCCGTTTTACCAGAAATCAGCCAATATCATGGACATGATGACGACGATCACAACATCCACGAAGACCAGCAGAAAAAACGAAATCACCCAAAACGAATTTTCCATTGCCACTTCAAAAAAATGCGCAGGCTCGAAAATCACCCGAACCGAACATTCTCAGGAAAAAGGGTGGCTTTGTCTCGGCCTGGGGCCGGTCGGTTGTGTAAACTTAGCGAAGCCTATGCACCTGGTGAAAGAATGAGATGGCCTGGAATGTTCAGCGCCGATGCACCGCGAAATCAAAACGATCGGGTCAGCGTTGCAAGAATCCGGCAGCTTTCGGTTACAAAGTGTGTCGGATGCACGGAGCACATCCGCCTGGAAATCGCGGACGAGAAGGGGGGCCGAACATCGCAGAGTTGAACGCCAAGCAAGTGCCGATTCTCAAGGAGACTATGAAAGGCAACACGCTGGCCGTTGTCCACGGCTGCTTTGCCAAGAAGCTGCTTAGTGAAGAAGAGTTTACAATCTACGACAAGATCAAAGAGGACTTCCGCCGAGAATACAATCTAGATCCTGCGGCCGACGAGGTGTTGCTCCACGAATTGGCTTTCCGATGTGCCAAGGCCCATGTTTCGAACGTGGCCGGCGTCGAGGCCGCACTGGCCAGCCACAGCAACCGGATATCGAAGCTGCTGCAGGAGTTGGACATCCGCCGCGATCGACGGCACAATGCCAGCAGCGGGCAGACCATGCAGCAGATGATCATCAATATCATCCAGGCAGCCGCAACAGCCACGCCAGGCGGCGAGATCGAAGCACCGCCAGCCCACCACCAGTTACCGCCAGGTCGGCATGAAACAATCGACGTGGATGCAATCCAAATCGAAGAACCGGACAAAGTGGAAGCGGAATAGGGTAGTCAACCAGGAAAACACGAATAAAATGTTTGATAATACGAAGCCCCTAAAAAACCGCATTCAATAAAATCAAGCACTTAGCACATCGGCCACGGCGGGTAATGTTTGACAATACATACCCTCAGACATTGACCAGAGCACCGGAATAGCGGCAAGTCAGCGGGCAGGGCGGGCATGCCGGGAGATCCTGCGCCGCCCGATCTTTCGCCAGCCAGGGCGTGAAGTGCCGATAGATGCCACATCCACACCCCCTCCCCCTTTTGTCAATTTTTTCTCGCCGCGCCCATCCGAAAAACCTATATATACCCTCCCTCTTTTAAAAATTGCAAAATTTACGGGTAAAAACAGCAATAAATACAAGTATATGTAAGTAGGGCAAAAAAAAATGCGCAGCGATGTTATTTATACTTGACAACTATAAGTTATTACGCTAGTTTATAATCATGAAATCAAACGAACTAACCACAATAAACATAATCGAAACCAAAAAGGAGAAAAGAGCAATGGCAACTATCAGAGAATTGATCGAAGCCCTGGAAGAGCAGGCTCAGGCTTACGGTGACGATTGCGAAGTGAAATTGATGACTCAGGAAAAGTGGCCTTTCGAAAACGCAATCTACGGAATCACGAGCAGCGCCGACATAGACATCGATGTCAATGGAGAAAGCGAAGAGTGCGGCGACTTCCTACCTAAAGACCCCGATCATGACACAAGAGGTCGGAAAGGGCATGAAGAAAAACCAAGTGAAAAAAAGCCGATCAGCATTTATCTGGTTGAAGGTCGGCAGCTTCGATATGGGAACCAGAATGCATGGTTGAATTGTGAAAAGCTGCAAGGCCATGACGGTGGAGACTTCTGAGTGATCCTCGCGCCTGGCTCTCCCGCGGTGGAGGGCATGGCGGGGCGATCAACAGCCAAAATGGAGAAAAGTCATGAAACAGTCTGCAAAACAAAAAGCCATGAATGAAAGAGCGAGCAGATTTGAAGAGGCTCGGAAAATCGTCGCGACTGGCACCTGCCCGATCTGTGGGGCTCAGCTTCGCCGAAACTTATCTCTAAGCGGCTGGTGGCAATGCAGTCAATTTGGAGCGGATGGGTTCCGCGCAGACAGCAGCAAGCCGAAGTGTGATTTTCAGACATTTACCGAATAAGCAAACGGAGGGTGTGATGAGAGATTTGAACAAGCGGGCAACAAAGGTGTTCGCAGAATTGATTCAAGGAATGAGCGAGATCGGGGCGCATCGGAAAATCGACAATACCGATGGGTGCTTCATGCCGGTGGTGATCGAGGTTGTTGGGGGCTGCAATGGGTTGGATGGGTTGGTAAAGGTCGTCAGCATTACTCATTACTTCGAGCAGAACGGCGATATGATGCGCGACCCGGAAATGCTGTTCATTTGGAATGAGCAAATGAAAATGGCTTTTCCGGTTTCGTTCCGCCAGGACAGCCTGGGCATCGACCAGTATTCGGTTACCGATTTCGACGAGAGCAGCGGAATATTCACTTCGTACTATCCTCGGATGCAGGCGGATCATGCGGCCTTTGCCAATACCTGGATGAAAAACATCAAGGCGCAGCAAGGCGACCTTTCGCCCAAAGCGGAGCTTTTGAAGTGGTCAAAGATGCGCGGCGCCGAAGCATTCCGCCTCGGGATTATGGGTGCGCCGGCTGCAGATGCCGAATTCTGTAAAAAATTGGCTGAGGAATCGGGTCCGATCGGCAGCTACGAAAAAATATTCAAGCTCTTGGTCGATATAAAAAAGACCAAGGACATCAAAAATACTTCCCTGGCTTTCTGGCAGATCATCGAGATGGCCAGTGAAAAGTTCAAGGAAATTCAGGAACAGGAAACGCAATCAGATGACAATGCGGGTGAAGTGTAACGGTTTGCACACCGGTTTTCCAAATCGGAAGATGTGGTTCAATTCCACACACCCGCTCTATTTGTCGATTTTCCCGCGTATTTTGCTCGTCATGAGACCTTCGGTGTACTGACTTACCGAACCATCCGGATAGATCAGTTGGAGGCTCTTAGCCTGTTCCAACTTCGGAATAATGTTTACTACGCTGGATCTCCGAACAAGCTCCATGTGGTCGACGGTTACTTGGTCCCAAAGCCATTTCCATTTTTGTTTCGGGTCTTCCGGTGGAGAAGTTATATCAATCGAGAGGGTCAGCACTTCCGGCCCCCAGCCGGCAATCAGTTTTTGAAGTTCCTCGTCACGTTGAAGAATGTAGAGTGGGCGGGCATTTTCTTTTGTTTTGAATTCGGCAATCACATCCGCAAACAACTGGACTTGTTTCATTTTTTGTTTTCTCCAAGGTTAGAAAGTCATATTTGCCACAGCCCCGCCGCCGCAATCCATTTCCACCATGTCGCCGGTCAGGTCGGACAAGCGAGTAACCGTTTCGCGAGCCAGGAAAAGAACGCGGCAGCTGTCGATGATGTGGTCGTTCTTTTTATCGTAAACGATATGCCGCTCGGACTTGATGTATGTGTGCGAGGTGAATTGTTCTTCGAATTCCATGTCGCCTTTTACGCCGCGCGTATCGCTATCCTTCGGGATGTCCCATTTTCTCTGGCGCATGATGCCGTTGATCAGATTGGTGGCGAATTCCTTGGCGTTCATTTTTGTTTCTTCGCCCGAGTCCTCGTTCACGTCGATCACCAGAGAGCCGCCGAAGTCGAAAGCGATGAACCGCTCTTTGCGGCGCGGAAGAACGGCGAACTCGTCGTTGTTGTGCATCATTTGGATAACGGACATGCCGTTGCCGCCGCGATCGATGCCGAAGGCGTCGAATTTGAAATTCTGATCCAATTGGCCGAGGATCTTCGCCTGCGTGGTGTACGGAATTTTTTCCAGGTGAATCCGCAGGCGGCTGGTCACGATCCCGTTTGTTTCTCGGGCAACGACGATTTCGGCAGGGTCGCTGGTGTAGCCCAAGTCGGCGCCGCCCCAGGTCCGCTCGTCGGCTTTGCCGGGACTGCCCACGCGGCCCAGTAGCGCGGCGATCGCCGCTTCCACCTCGTCCTCGGTATTGCAGCCTTCGAACTCTTCGTTGGTAATGATGATCGTTTCGTAATTCGGCAAGATGGTTTGGCAGGCGAAGAAGCTTTCCACATCGAACGCCGAATAGGTCGGCTTGCCGACCAGACCGAGCACCAGGCGCTGATACTCGGACGAATCCTTGCCGTTGTGCTCTTTGATCTTTTCCCGCTCGCGCTCCTTCGACCACCGCGGATAAGGAAGAATCGTCATCGACCAGTGATATAGTTTCCATTGTTCCGGTGAGGTCGGATGCTCGACGGCTTCCGATTGAATCCTGTGATATTCGGAATTTCTTCTGCCGTCGTGATAGCTGTAAATGCCATAAACGCAGCCCGGCTCCTGCCGCTGATGCAGGACCGACCAAGCTTTTTTCGGAATGGCGCAAGCCTGGTCCACCCAAATGCGGTTGGCATGAACGCCGTCATACGAGCTGCCGTCGCTGCCGGCCGGACAGAAAACCACGCTGGAACCACCGGCAAAGAATAGCTGAAAATACGGTTGGCTTTTTCGATACTGTCCAGGCAGCATCAAGGCGCGAATGAATTCCGATTTGGAAATCTGAAATTCGATTTCGCCGATGATGTGATTCAGTTGGCCGGTCAGCGGGGCAACACAAAGCCCCACCTGGCCGATGGTCGTTGCTCCCCAATGGATGATCGAGGTAGCAATGGTAATCGTTTTACCGGTTTCCGTACCGTCGCGATGAACCTTTTTCGGATGGGGATCATCGAGTTCGTCTTTTTGATGCTGCCAGTAGCGGCGAGGGGAACCGTCGCGGTTGATCATAAACCTTTCGCCGAAGCGCCACGGCGAGATGAATATCTTGGCCAGTTCTTGTTGCTGTGCGGGGCTTAGGTTCTGTAGGTTCAGGTCCATGGATGCAGAAATGGCGAAAAAGCGGGATTTTTCCTATTGGTTCGGGTTTTCTGAAAAAAAAATAAAAAAGGCTATTTTTTAACTTGACAATAGTATCATACGGTGATACATTGACTATGTAATCAAGATTAGAAAGGAAACAAAATGTTAGAACGTGATTTACAGATTACAACAGAAAAGGCTCTTGGATTGATTCTGGAGTCCCTTTATGTCGATGCAGTCAATTTGATACACCATGCAACAAATAGAGAAGAACGTTCGCCTATCGATGCGGCACAGGTTGCAGTTGCCGTGTACGCCCAATTGGTGCATCTTGGTCGAAATGCACAAGCAGACAGTTTTTTCCAATGTTTGCGAGAATCTTCAGGAACAATCAGCTTTGAGACTACATATAATGACGAATCCAATGCACATTTTTTAGAACGATAAGGAGGGAGCGAAAATGAAACGGACTGAAATCAACAAAAATAAATGGTACTTCAACGCTGACGAGCACTTAGGTAATGATGCTTGTATCGTTTCTGGCGAGCGAATCATTGAGTTGCTCGAATATTTTGATGATCATCAAAATACCACCGCATCCGACGATAACCGCGATTATCTAATCCGCGAGGTAGATCTGGCGATTGAAATCTGCGAGCTTGGCGAGGATGATGTACTTGAGCCGCACCTTGCCGGATGCTGGTATCGTACCGGCCAAGCAAAAAACTTTCACGGCGGGCGTGATATCGTCACCGATTCAAAGCAGCACATTAGCCAACGTACCCTTGACGCCGCCAGCATGAACGGGCCTTTCCAGCAGTACCAACAAGCATTCGACGCCGCCCTTGCGGATATCGAAGAAATCGAAAAAGAAAAAGACAATTACGGATTCTAACCGCGCCCTTTGCGGGCGCAGGTCCATCATTTCGTTGACACCAACAAAATGATTGATCGCACAAAAACGATGAAAGAAAAAACATCATGACCGATCTGAAAATACCGGAAATCAAAAAACAACATTTACTCGCCCTGCATGAAGTGATCGTCATCATGCAACGGGCAATCGACACGGACGATTGGGACGATTTAGCCACCGCCGACACGTTTCTCAGCCGGGTGGAAAACGATGTTCGCGGTTACAGCGACGAAGACGCCGACGAGCTAATGAGCATTCGCTTCGGGTTTGCCGGGGCGGATAAAAACGATTGGGAAACGGTCGAGAGGCATTTGCATCATCTCTGCCTTGTGGTCGGCTGGGATTACCCTATTCGTTTTTTCTCGAAGGACCATGCAGCGCAGTACCTCGGTCTCAAAGAGGTTTCGGTGCGCATGGCCTGTCAGCGAGGGCAGTTGCACAAGGTGTTTGTCGGTTCGTTCGTAATTTTTTATCTCGAAGAATTGCGGCGGTATCGCCGGGAAAACCTGGGAAAAAAGGGGAGAAGCAAGCAATGAAGAGAACCATTGACGAATATTTCGCGCACATGCGGGCGCAGGGGCGCAGCGAACAGACCATCCGCATGTATCGGCACGATCTGGAAGAGTTGGCCGCGCACCTGGGCGATGTGGATCCAAAGCAAATCGCTTCGACCATGATCGACGGCTACGCGGGCGCAGTTCGCAGCGCCGGTCATTCTCCTGCCACGGTGAATCACAAGCTGTCTGCCATGCGCAGCCTGTTCACCTGGATGCTGGATTCAGGCCAGATCGACATCAATCCGGCTCGGCTGATCCGAACCAAGCGGGTGGAATCAGCACCGCGCCGGTTCCTTTCTGCGGTGGAAAAAAACCGGCTGTTGCGCGAATTGAAAACCAGCGCCGACGCGCAGGCGTTGCGCGATCGCACGATGATCCATTTGATGCTGGCAACCGGCATCCGTATTGCGGAGTTGGTTCACCTCGACATCGACGATGTGCTGGACGAAAAGCGCCTGCGGATCAAATCGGCCAAAGGCGGAAAGCTGCAAACCAAGTTTCTCGGCAAGGAAATTGCTGGCACTCTGCGGCTATGGTTGAAAGAGCGCAACAAGATGGCCGATAGTTCTCCGGCTTTGTTTCCCGGGCGCGGAGCCAGCGAACGATTCACACCGGAACAGGTGCGGCGGCGTCTGGCCGAATGGTGCCGCAAGGCCGATGTGCCGGTGGTGTCGCCCCATGAATTGCGTCATACCTTCGCCACGCAGCTATTGGCCAAGACCGGCAACGTGCGCCTCGCTCAGGTGGCCCTCGGCCACAAGCGACTTGAAACCACGGCGATCTACACGCACGTCACCGACGAGGATCTGCAGGCGGCGGTGGAGGGGATGTAGCGTTTCCTCTTGAAATTCTGAAATTCCAGACCACTCCCCCCGCCGTGGAAAATGGATATACGCTCGGCGGCAATGAAAGTAGCAAACATCATTTCCGGGGCGAAGGCGGCGGTCGATGAACTGAAAAACATCGCCGTGGGCGCCGTATCCACATTTGCCGATTCATCCTCGGATGTTATCGTCCCAACGCTGTGGGACGACCGCGTGAAGCAAGCGGTGAAGTATTACCGCGAGATCGATGTCATTTGGCGGTGCGTGGCCCTGAGCCGCTCTTTCGTGCTGGGCGACGGAATCCGCTTCGTGACCACAAACGACAGCGACCGCGAAAAGATCACCGAATTTGCCCGTCGCATTCGATTGATGGAGCGCTCGTCTCGGCTTCTCACCAGCCTGTATTCACGCGGCGAGGCCATTCCGCACAAGGTTTGGGACGGCGAGACCTTGAAGCGAATCCAACTCGTGAATCCATTGTCGGTGGTGCCGACATTCGCCGATGGTGAATTGACCAAACTCGTCCAGTACGAGTATGCGAACAACCAGCGAAGCAGCAAAATCAAATACTCGTTTTCGAGCGAGGAACAACTACAGAACGTGCTTTTGCTTCGCCACGATGTGGACGATTGGGACGATCGCGGCGAACCGTTGATCTGCCGCGCCTTCGACAAGGTTCCGATCCTGTTGAATTATCGCCGCGCCGAGAGCGCGGTTGCCAGACGTTGGACAAACCCCCTGCGATTCATCAAGTTGGGCGGTATTTTCGGCAAGTACATTTTCAAGCCCACCGATGCGGACCTCAAAGCGGCGGCGAAGAAAATTCAAGGCATGGACATGAACCAAGGTCTGGTTGTCCCCTTCCATTGGGACGTGAAGACCTACGGGACCGAAGGCGTGGTTTTCGATTCGACGCCCCGGGTGGCTGCCCTGCTTTCGCAAATCGCCATTTCGATGGGATTCATGCCGTTTTTGATCACCGGCGACAGCACCGGCTACGGCAACGCCCGCGTGGTTCTCAAGGCCACGCGATATCAGATTCGCGAGAATGCGATTGCGATTGCCACATTTCTGGATTGGCTTTTCGACGAAAACGTCAAAACGTCGATCGGCATTGCTCCGGACACGAAGATCGACTACCAGTTCACCGGCCTGGACGTGGCGAAAGAGCAGTGGGAGGCGCAAGAGGACCGGGAGTTGTACGATCGAGGCATCATGTCTCGCCGCAGCCTGCAGATCCGCACCGATTTGAATCCGCAGGATGAAGATAAACAGATCGACGAAGAACCGGTACGGCTGAAAAAATTATTCTCCGCGCAGGACATCATCGGCCTGGTCGGTGCGGGCGTCGTCGAGCCGGCCGTGGCCCAGGCATTGTTGGGCATGACCGAAGATGAACTAATCCGCGAGGTTCAAGCTGCCGCAGCTCGCCATGACGGTAAGAAATTGTATGCCAAAACCGACGCCAGGATGAAAGCGGCGGCCTCGTCGAAAAAGCGCGGGAAATAAAAAGTGGCTTCCGCGAAAATCATCCCCATCCGTAGTTTTCGCGCCGCGCAATTCCACGAATATCGAAAAGTGATTGGCGAGAATTACGCTCACGCCTTCGCGCACCTGGACGCGGGCGAGCATTTTCCGATGTTCGCCTTCGCCAGCAAACCGCTGGCCGAAATCATTCCGCTGTTTGCTTTTGCCTCAGAACTGGCCGAGCGCATCGCTCAGGCCACGCAGGAAGCACACGCCGGCATCCGCAAGTTGAGCAACGAGCAATTGAAGCCGTTGCTCAAGGAATTGAAGACGGCGGAAAAATCGGTGCGCCAGGCGATCATGGATTTCGATCACGATCCGCGCAACGCCACGCAGGCATTGCGGCTGGCGAATCTCAACAGCCTGAAAACACAGATCGACGCGGCGATCGACAACGCGGTGAAAAACCAGACCCTGCTGCCGGTGATGAACGCCGAAGGCGCCATGCACACCGGTCTGCTGGCCGGGGTCAACGATCTGCGGGCGCAGGAAGCGGTGGGCGGGTGGGGAAGCCTGACCGCTGCGCAGGCCGCTACCGTTTCCGAAGCGGCTTTCGCGCTGGTCGACGGCGCGGCGCTGTCTTTCCTTTCGACCTATCGGTTGGAATTGGCCGGAACCGTCGCCGACGATCTGAAAAGCAAGATCAAATCGGCGCTGACCACCGGCATCGTCAACGGCGAACCGCTGTACGAAGTCTCGCGCAAACTCGGCCATGTGATCACCGATCCGGAAAAGTTTCGCAAGGCGGGCGGGATGCTTTTTCCCTCGGCGGCAAATCGCCTGCAACTGATCGTCAAAACCGAAAACATGCGGGCGCACAACCAGGGCCGCGTGGCGTTTTACGGACAAGTGGGCATCGAGAATGTGCGCTGGATCGTCGCGGGCCGCAACACCTGCGCCGATTGCCAGCAGTACAACGATGTGGTTTTTTCCCTGGAAAAGCTGCCCCCGCAGCCGCTGCATCCCGATTGCGAATGCACGATCGTCGGCGAACGGATGGAGAGTACGAAAACGCCGGCGGATTATGGCGTGGACGTTGCGGAGCGGGAAGGCGTTGGCGAGGCAGCCAAAATTCCGCGAATCGACGGCCCGGAAAACAAATGGCCGGGAATGCCGCATGGAATTACCTATCGGACAGATGCGATCACCGAAAAGGAGAAAGCGAAGGTAGTAGAATACGCTGAACACATTGCAAGCCGCTCTCTGGCCTTGCGGGCGCGGCCTGATAAATTAGCGGGCGGCTATGAATTGCGACTTGCTCCACTTACATCAGCGGTTGAAATCCGAGGAACATATAATCATGTGGAAAAACGAGTCAACATCCTGTTGAAAAGAGAACAAAAAATCTGGCGCGATAAGGAAGAAGTGTTTCGTACCTACCTAGAAGAAATCGGCCATGCAAAAACGGAAATAATGGGATGGTGCAAGACGGTAGAGAAAAGAGGTTTTATTATTTCCAAAAACGCACCCAAGGAAGTGCATGAAATTATGGATTTGGCGCTAAGTAATACGCCAGATTTCAATCTTTATCCTGATCTATTCGATGAATGGTATTCGGCGAAACGAGATAGATCTGACGAAGAAGTAAAAGCGCAATTGTTGGCAAAATTATGGCGCCAAAATCTTCTTGACCCGGAAAGTATTGCGAGTTATTCTAAAACAGTCGAAGGATTAGGGAGATTGCCGGAATTTTTACGAAAGATAAAGTGATGGCAATAAGATGAATAAAAAAGTAAAAATCAATATAGCTCTCAAAGCCGCACTGCTTTGGACAATGCCGATCCCTGATCTTCTTGCCTTTGAAAGAAAACGTAATCTTGATGTACTCTCGAAAAAAGAATCAATCCGAATTCGCCGTGATAAACTTTTCGAGGTAGCCGGCACTCGCGATCCGTATTCGATTGAAATTCCGAAGGAAGAATTTCAAAAAAAATGTCGTGAATTTATGACTTGGAAAGAGTAGCCCACCATTTTTTCAGAAATCACAGACCACTGACCAGCTTTTCTCTTTGCGAATAGTATCTCTGCGAACATAGCAAGGAGATACCGCGATGAAAAAGAAAACTCCCGAAAAGACCAATCAACGGCACTGCTACGAGCTCGAATTCAAGGTGAACAAACAGCCGATCATGCAAACGAAGAAAGAATTGGAAGAACTGGAAAAGGTTGTGCTGCGGCTGAAAAAGCTCGGCATCACTTTCCAAGCTTCTTGAGCGATTTTTCAAGGTCGGTTACCATTGCGATTGAAATGAAGGAAAAAGAGATGCAAGACGAAAAGACAATGCAAAAGGAATACGAGCAGGCGCGAGCGGAGTATCTGCAAGATTCGTTCGAAGTTAGAAAAAGCCTGAATACCTTTGCTCTTTCGCTGATCGCTGCAATGTGGGTTTTGCTGGATCGCGGAATTGCGGCGAAAGATTTTCTTTCCACTGCTGTCTTCCTGCTGGCAATTTCGACATTAGGATTGAATCTCTATGGCAAGGTTGCCCGAGTCAGGCATTGGCGAGCGGTCATTCTGCATAGCAGTCTTCCCCTGCGTTACGATTCGACGATATGGGGTCGTCTGACTAATTTATCCTGGTATTTGGCATTGTTTTGCGGGACTTTATCTGCCATTTGTTTCGTGATAATTTTACTCCGATGAGCGATTCCAACAAAAACGATCAAAATTCAAAAATCAAACCCGGCGATTCCAAAAAACCAATGGATAAACCGCGCGGCGATTTGTTGCCACTATCCGTTTCTCCGCAGAAACGGCCTTTAACTTCGACCGCTTCCGATCCATCGAACGAAGGAAAACTATCCGCAACCGGAAATCTACAAACCGATAAGCCGGCAGAAAAAAAGAAATAGAGAGAAAAAAAAGACGCCGAAAAACAGAACTTTTTTCCAATCCATCCCGATTTTTCCCTAAATTCGCTATTTCATATCAAATTTTTGATACATAAAATCAGCAGTAAAACCAACAACATACGCCGCTAATCCCCCCTGTCGAGTTTTTCTGAAATTGCAGACCAATTAAAAAACTTTTCCTTTCGCGCCTACCCTGAAGGCGAAAAACAACCGGAGGGTGAAGCGTGAAATACTTCGCAAGCATAGCAGAACAGCAGAGGCAAAGCGCCGTGGCGGCGCATGTTTCCGCCCATGCGCTCGCTCCGGTGGATGCCGCCTGGTCGTGGAATTGGCTGGAAACCGCCGATGAAATTATTGCGCAGTTGGGCTGGGCCGGCCTGGCCGATGCCTGCGCCTTCGTCGATCTGGATTACCCGACCGACAAAACCGAAGGCTTCCCGACGAACAAAGCGGCGTACAAATTGCCGTTCAAAACTTTGGTCGACGGCAAGTTGGTTGCCGTGTTCGAAGCGGTGAAGGCCGCGACCCAGGCGATCCGCGACGGCAAGGCCGATTTGAACGCCGACCAGTCCGAACAGGCGCATGCGCTGTTAGCGGCTTACTGGTTGGCTTTCGGCAAACAGCCCCCGGCCTCGCCGAAACAGATTCAAGCCGGAATGAAATCGCAGGCTTCGCCGCAGCGTCCGCGAAAAGATGAAGGCGATCTGCCCGAAACCATCGTTATCCAGCAGGCGCCGCAAGAACCGCGCGGTTTGCCGCGAACCATTTGGATACGCGATTTCGGTTTTTGGGCGGCCCGCGATTTCGTCGAGGATCTTAATCGCATGGAACGCGAAGACCCGAATCAGCCGGTGCTCGTGCTGATCGACAGCTACGGCGGCTACGTCCACGACCTGCTGGTGATGGTGGCGGCGATGAAAACCAGCAAGTTGGAAATCCGCACCTGCGCGGTCGGCGTGGCGATGTCCTGCGGCGCGATTCTGCTTTCGTGCGGAACCAAGGGCAAGCGCTATGCCATGCCGTACAGCACGGTGATGATCCACGAGGTCAGTTCGATAGCTTTTGGCAGCATGGCCGATTTGGAAAACGAAGTCGAGGAAACAAAGCGCCTCAACGAAATCCTGTTCACCATCCTGGCCGAAAATTGCGGGTTATCTCTGGCCGAATTGATGGAAACGCTTCGCGGCGATAACGGCAGGCGCGAGCATTACTTCTCGCCGGAAGACGCCGTGGCCTTCGGCATCGTGGATGAAGTCGTGACGGACTTTTCCGCGATTCTGCCGATGGTGGCCGCATCCGCCGAAACGACACCCACCGCGGGAGGCCAGCAATGAACGAAGCCGTAAGAAAACTTAGCGAATTGAAAGCGCAGGCGGCGGAAACCGAGGGTCTGCCGTTGAAACTGGTCGATGAAAAAGCCCGTACCGTGCGCGGCATCCTGACGCACATCGGCGTCAACCGGAATTATCTCGAATTGACGCTGGACGAAGCTCGCAAGGCGGTGCAGCGCTTCAAAAACGGCAAAATCCGCATGCCGCAAAACGAGATCAAATCGTCCGACGATCTGCATCCGAATGCGTTGACCACGATCATCGGCGGCATGGAATCGATCGAGTTGAACGAACGCACGGGCGGCAAGCCGCGCGTGGAATTCATCGGGCGCATCGACGACGAAACCGAGTGGGACCGCAAGGCGTACAAGCTGATCAAGGCCGGTCATGCCGTGCACACCAGCTACGAAGTGGATTATGCCGAAGGCGAATGCAGCAAATGCGGCAAGCGTTTTCGCAACGGCAAGGAAATCTGCTCGCACCTTTCGCTGGCCCGCAACGGCATGCCCCTCGGCAACAAGACCGCCCACATCATCATGCACGAAGTGAAGTTTACCGGCGTATCGGTTTTCGAACCGAAAGGGGCCGATCCGGAGGCGGTCATCTTGGCCGTCGCCAATTTGATTCCAACTTCCCATGAGGAGGAAACCATGAGCTTGAAAACGGAAGAGAAGAAGCCGGTCGAGGCCCCGATCCAGGCCGAAGCGGCGAAGAAAACCGAGGTGGAGGATCTGACCGCGAAAGTGGCGGACCTCGAAGCGCAGATCAAAGATTTGACTGCGCAAAACAAAGCCTTGGCCGAGGAAAACGAAAAATTCCAGGCCGAGAAAAAAATGGCGCGGGTGGAAAAGATCGTCGCCATGCAGGAAGCGCGTGGCGTGGCCTTCGCCGACGACAAGGCCCGCAAAGCCAAGGTCGATGCGCTGATGAAACGGTCGGACGAATACCTGACCGACCTGGAAGAGGACCTCGCCGCCATTCCGGTGAAGGAAGCCGACCTTCCCGGCGAACCCGACGACGACGGCAAAACCGCCGAACAGCCGAAGGGCGAAGCCGCCGCGCACAAACCCGCGATCAAGGCCGTCGCCACGAAGCTGGATGACGTTGGCGATAAAAACACAAACGGAACGACCGGTTCGGATCTCGTAAGAAAGCTGGTCAGCCTGCAGGGAAACACCCGCGAAGAAGCGGAAAAAGAATAACGGGAGGAAACCATGAGCCGTCAACTTGAAGTGCTGTATCCGGAAAAAACATTCTATCACGGTTCCGGGACGGTCGGCGCAAACTCCACCAGTGAACAGTTCATGGTGGTAAGTGGCGACGACACCTACATCCCGGCCAGCGACAAAGACGCCAAGGTGGTTGGCGTTCTGCTCGACGATCGTGCGAGCGGCAAACGTTGCACCATCATTTCCAAGGGCTACGTCCGCTTTACCGAAATCGGCGGCAGCAGCCCCAGCGCCGGCGACGAGATTCAAGTCGATGCGTCGACCGGATTCCCCACAAAGCTTTCCACCGGAACCGCGCGTGGTCTGATCACGGACACCAGCGACGGCTTCGTTGTGGAACTTTACTAGAAGGAGGCAGGCAATGATTGCATTCAATACTGCGGAAATTCTGGAAACCCGGAAAGCGATCGCCTCCAAGGTGAAGGAACTGTCCGGCTATGGCACCGATGATTTTTTCAAGGCAGAACGCCTCAATGCTCTGGCGGCCGAGGTCATCATGCCGTGGGTCGAGCAATCGATTGCATCCGAATCGATTACCGACCTGCTGCTCGAACGTCAACCGAGCAGAAAAGGCGATGTCAAATGGCCGGTCGGTCCGAAGCACAAGTCGTTTTACGTCGATGAAAACGGCGACATTCAGGCCAGTCGCTCGCTGAAAAACTACATTACCCCGGAAGGTTACCTGATCGCCACCAAGGTACTGATCGACCGTCTCGATTTGGAGCGCGGCGACGTTTCCTCGATCGAGGATCAGGTAAATGCGGCGAAAAACGACATTACCGAAAAGCTGAACACGGCGGCTACCAACCTATTGATCGCTGCCGCTTCGGACGACATGAGCGAGGAAACCGCAACCCTGACCGATACGGCGTTCGACACCGTTACCGACCTGATGAACGATGAAAATCTTCGTCCGGTTCTGATCACCCTTCGCGCCACCCACGGCACCACCATCAAGGGTTGGAGCAATCCGCAAGATGTCGCCGCCGAATTGATGCGCAAGGGCGTTCAGGGCATGAGCATCAATGGTGCGGTCGTGCAGTACGCTCAGCAGATGCCGACCAATCGCGTCCTGTTCACCGGAGACAAAAAAGCCGGTCGCATCCTGGATGAATTTCCGTTGACCGTCGATCCGGTTCAGATCAATGGGATGCAGGTCATCATTCCGATTTTCATCGTGGTGAAAATGGCAGTTTGCAATCCCGACTGGATCGGCCTGATCAAGCTCACGTCCTAAGCGGAGAGGGAAGAGATGCTGAAAGTTTACAACCCCGGTCCTTGCAGTTTCATTCTGGTGCGGAAGGATATCGGTTTGCCCGATCTGCGAATTCCCGTTGGGGAAATGCGTGAAACCGAAACCTGCCGCGATCTGGAAAAAATGACCAAGATCGGTCGGTTGAAAATTCAAAAACAAGAAACGGCTGCGCCGGCGCAAAAACCGACGCAGCCGACAACCATTGCTCCGGTAAATCCGGACGAAATGCGGCCGAGTTTCCGCACTGATCCTGAGCCGCAGCCACAGCCGCAACAGGTTTTTCCGGCCAATGGCATGAGAATGTGCATCTCCACGGCAGCCAGCACCGGAAAGCCTTGCCAGAACTACGCGGTGGAAGGGTCCGAATATTGCCGGATGCACAAACGTCAATTCGAAAAATTGAAGGGTTAGGAGGGCAGCCATGTTGCTGTCCGTGCTGTTTGAAAAACTGAAAATCGACACAGGACAATCGAGTTTGCCGTGGAATACGGCTCGGCGCGGATTCGAACGCGGAGCCACGCAGGTCAACAAGGATCTGAAAACGGCATACGAGATCAGCGGCAGCACCGAACTAGCAGCGACGATTTCACCGGACCCGACGAAACTGCACGAAGAATTGCTGCTGATTCTGGCCGCTCATTTCCTGGCAAACATCGATCTGGTGACCTCTTCCAAAATGGTCACGAGTTGGAAAAGCGGCGACAAACAAATTGATAGAAGCCGGCAACTGTTGACCAAGAAAGAGATCAAAGACGATCTGTGGGCGCTGTACCGGAATCTGGCCGGCCTCGACGACGATCCGGCAATGGTGGCCGGCGAAGCCTACGAACAAGGGAGCGAGGTCGAATAATGAGCCGCCTGATTGGTCGAAAATTCATCGTGACCATGACGGCGTTACTCATTTTGGCCGCATCCGGAATTTTGGAATTGTCGGACCAGGCGCTTTATGTGATCGGCGGAATTGTTTCGGCGTTCATCGGCATCCAGGGATACGTGGATTGGCGCAAAGAAAAAGGAGCGGCAACGAACATGAGCGAATTCGATCTTACCGCCGAAGAACAGGCTCAAATCGCAGCCGACTGCGCCGGCATCATCGGCGCCGACAAAACCACCGCAACGGTTTATCGGCCGCAGGGCGAGGGCGCAGGCGGATTTTGGGGAGCCTCGGAAAGCGAATTCGATCCGATCGATACCATCGCCGTGGATTTCAAGACGCAGCCAAGCAGCGATGTGCTGGAACCGGGCTGCGACACCATCGCCGATACCCCCGGCGACCGCTCGCATGATTTTGTGGCCGGCGAAGGCGACGACGAGGAAGCGCTCGGCAAGGGCGATCGCGTTGTAATCAAAGGCGACAAATACCGCATTCGGCATATTCAGCCATTTTGTATCGGCGGGGTGAACACGTTTACCCGCCTGCAATTGAAAACGGAGAACTAAGTCATGGGTTTTTCAGTCGACGCAAAAATCAAAGGCGCGAATTACACGGAGAAACAACTCCGTGCGATCGGGCGATTTTTGCCGACCGAAATTCACAGGGCTTTGAAAAATACCGTAGTAACCGTCGAAGCGTTCGCAAAAATGCGCGCCCCAGTTGGAAAGACAAATTCAAGCGATCATCAAACTCGGGTTTCTGTAAAAGGCGATATTCTAACTCCAACTGTAGGTGTTGTCGGCACCAATCAGGCGGCGGCAATGGCGATCGATCAGGGCGCTCGGCCGCACGACATCAAGCCGCGAAACGCGCGCGCTCTGGCCATTCCAATTCAAGATGACAAGGGGAGTTATGAATCTCTTTCGCGAACAAGAAACAAACGCGGAGAAGGTCGTAAATATAGAAAGATTAAATATAAGGACGCTTCGAATGCTCCGAACAAACGTCATCTTGATGTTAAATTTTATTTCACGAAACGCGTAAAACACCCTGGTAAAAAAGCGCAGCCTTTTTTGACCCCTGCCGCTAAATTTGCGGACCAGGTGGCGGTGCGCGAAGGCAATAAAGCCGTCGATAGGGCCATTGGTCGGGGGAAGGCATGAGCATCATTCGCGCCGTGGGAGCAGTGATTACCGATCGCATCGGCGTGGATACGTTCGTCGACGAATCGGCCCACCGCTACGGCGTGAAACCCATTGTCGAGATCTCGCAGACGGATGGAAAAACGCAAAACACCGGCATCGGTCGACGCAGCTATACCCGCTGGGTAAACGGCGTACCGACGCATTTTATAAAGCGGTTGAACGAGACGGAAACCATTCAGCTTACCGCCATTGCCGAGGCCAATGAAAACGGTTCGTCGGCAAAAAACTGCGTGGCGCTGATGAACCAAATCCGCGAGGACTTTTTGCAAATCAGCTACGGCAATACGCCGGTAGCTTTCGTCGATCCCGATACCGAACTGGATATGAACGTAATGCGCACGAAAATCAAAGTGGATACCGTGCGCGGCCCGATTTTGAACACCACGCGGGGAAAAATGACACACGAAGCAACGCTGATGATTTCGGTCCCATACCGGATTCGGATCGCAACCCCGGTAACACGGGTGATCGAACACGTCGACATCATCCACGAGGTAGCAAACTGATGGCACGAAGAAAAGCAATAAAAGCGGAAAAGGCCGTTGCTCCGATCATGGAAATGCAACCGAAATTCGCCGAAGAAAAACCGGTTGCGGCCAAGAAAATCGTCAAACGGCCTTTTGCCAATTTCGTAAAAAAACACGGCGTCGGCGGCACGGAAGCGGCGGCGTTGAAAGCAATATTGCCCGTCGATCCGGACGGCTTGATTACCGAAAAAGAATTCACCGAAGGCCGCGCCAAATGGCGGCGGGAGGGATAAGCCATGGGTGAGAATAAATTTACGACCAGGTATCAGGACAATTATCAGTCGGCCGCCAGCGCAGGCGGCGAAAACGTTTTGACCATCGTCGGCCTGGCCAGCGACGGCCCGATTGGCGAGATTCAAAGTTTTTCCGGCATGGCCGGCGTGGCATCCTGCGAAGCGGTGTTCGGTGAAGGCGGCACATTGCCGCGAGCCGTGCGGCGGGCGATCGAGGCTGTAACCAACGCCACCGAAGGCAATCCGATCCAGGTCAATGCAATGCGCGTCGGGAGCGGTTACGCAATGGCTTCGATATCGTTGCTCAACGATTCCACCGCCGAAGTCTGCATGACCATCGCTTACGATTATGCCGGAATCGATGGCAACGAATGGCAATGCAAGGTCGAAAAAGACGACGAAGCCGAGGAATACGTTGTCACCCTGCGGCGCGGCACCGATGGAACTGCGGTTCAGTTCACCGGTTCCACGGCCGGCGAAGGCGCCACTCCGGTGGAAGAATTGGTCGAGGCGATCAATGCGGGGGGTTTGGGCCTGACTGCAACTTTGGTTAGCGAAGACAAGCTGCTGGAGATCGACTACACCTCGTTCACCGGTGGCTTGGACGGCACGTTGACCAATGCCCAGGCTATTCTGGCCATGCAAATTCTGGAAAGCAAAAAGTACATGAATTTTTACGTCGTCGGCTGGAAGGGAACGGGCGACGATGGCGCGGCGGTTCGGGCTGCATTGAACACCCACTGCAACAGCCAGCTTTCCGAACGCGACTGCGAACGGTTCGCCTTCGTCGAGGCGGAAGATTTCTCCAGCGTCTATCCGTTCCCGCACCCGTCCTGGTACACCGACATGGCTACCTGGGCAAGCGGCATTGCGACCTCGTTGACCGGCGTGGACATGAAAAACCTGATCATGTTCGCGGGCGGGAAAACCTACACCGATGGCGCCGGAACCGAGTACGAAGCGAACGTTGCGGCGGAAGCTGCGGCTTTGTGGCTGGCGCTGCCGATCAATCGTTCGATGATCAACGTGCAGGTGCCCAACACGGTCGAGGACGATCTTGCGCCGAACATTCCCGCCGCGTATCGCGCTATTCTGGCCGATGCGCGTTGCAACTACATGCGTTTCGAGGATGAAAATCGCGGCGTGATCATCGCCAATGACCGGACCTTGGCCGCGACGACCAGCGACTACAAATACGTGGACATCCTGCGCACGCAATACACCTGCGGCCAGGAAGCCCGCATTGCCGGGAAACCGGCCTGGGGCAAACCCGACGATGGAAAGGGGAGCGGACTGGATACCATGAAAGACCTGATGGAATCCACGCTGGACCGCACTCGCGTAGGAAAAACCATCGTGGCCGTGAAGGTAACACCCGAATTCGTGGACGACGATAACGTCGAAGCGACGATGGCCGTCACTCACTATCGGACCATGCGGTCGGTGGACCATGTGGTTCATGTGGAAAGGAGCTAACCAATGTCTGAAGTATACGATTATGATTTCGATGATGGCATTGCCGGCGACGATGTCGACCTTTCCATCGTGACTCCGGACGGCCAGGAAATACCGATTTACACTGTGACGGACTTTTCCTGGAAGCTGTCGCAGAAAAAAGACCGCAAACCGCCGATGGGGAGCAAGGGCAAAACCCGCCGCGTTCGGTACAAGAAGACCTACGAAGGTTCGCTGAAAATCGAAGAAGCGAACCATGCGTTCCTGGAAAAGGTGGAAGACCTGACTCCCGGCCGCACACCGAACAACGACGAATTCAATATCGGCGAGCAAACGGTGAAGGATTTGTGCGACCTGCGCAACCTGGTCATTCGCATGAAAATGCCGGATGGCCGCATTCGCCGGTTCTACAACGTGGAATTCGACGAGGTTAGCGGTTCGGCGGCGATGGATTCTCCGGTGGGGATGGACCTCAACTGGACGGCCACGGAAGCCAAGGGTCTGTACTAATAATTTTGCAACAAGGAGAAGTGATCGATGAGCCCCGATGAAAAAGTGATCGAATTGACCGAAGAGGAAAAAGGTTTCGACGAAACGCGAAACGATATCGAAGAACACGTATCGGCCTACGTTGCCGATGAAGAAGAAGCGAAGCGAATCGTCGAAGAGGCAATGGCCGCAATCGCGGAAGGGAAGCAGAAGTTCCCGAAACGCACGATCTTCCTGGTGAAAATTCCCGACAACCAGTTCCCATTTGTGTGTCGGACCGGCTCGTTTAGCGAAAGCATCCGGTTTGCCAGTGCGTTGGAAAAAATGAAATCCGGCGCGGCCATGGAAATGAACGCGGCGACGTTCGTGGCGAAGCATGTGCTTTCGCCGAAATTGACCGTCGACAACGTGATTAATGGTTCGGATCAGATCAAGGATGGCGACGGAATCCGGCTGTTTTCCGCGATCATGAAGAAGTCGGGCGGCGGTGACGAAACCGAAATAAAAAACGTATAGCCGCCGCGAAACGGCAGTTGGGATGGTACCAACTCGTTCGCGGCAGATTGGCTCATTACTGGCCCGGTCTGCGATTGCCGGAAATAGACCGGATGGGAATCGAAGAGATTTGCGAGCACATAGCGACGATCGAGAAACTGGAAGAATTGAAAGCCGAAGCGGGAAAGCAAAACAAAACGCCCCCTCGGCGGAAAAGATGAGAAGCAAACCATGTTCGGACTCGGCGGCGGATTTTTACACCAGATCAAGATAAGTCTTGTCGGTGAAAATGCGCTTTCGGGTCCGATCAAATCCGCGATAGGCGACCTCGAAAAACTTCAAGGCTCAGTCAATAAACTGAAATCCATCGGTAAAACGATGATGATAGCCGGCGGCGTCATGGCTGCCGCAATGATTCTCCCGGCCAAGGGTGCAATCGATCTTGAAGCCGGTATGATCGATGTCAGAAAAACGACAAATCTTACTATGGAGGACATCAATTCCGGCATTGCCGGTCTTGTCGATAAAAAAATACCAACCGCAGTCGACGGTTTGAGTAAAATTGCCGCTACTGCCGGCCAGTTGGGAATCAAAGGAAAAGAGAATATTTTTGCATTTACGGAAGAGGTTGCAAAAATCGAAGCAGTCAGCGACTTGGCTGCGGACGAGGCTGCAACCGCCTTTGCGCAATTTTCGAATGTTTTCGATCTTGGCGTGATGAAGGTTGGAAACATGGGTTCGGCAGTCAACGAACTGTCGAATAACACAACCGCAACTGCTCGATTTATTACCGAAAGCATGGCGCGTATTGGGCGACCGATCGACAGTCTTACCTTCGATCATTTGGCAGGTTTAGCCGCAACCATCAGCGATGTCGGTTTGGGAGCGGAACGCGGCGGTACTGCGTTTAGAAATATTTTTACTCGGATGCAAACCCAAGCTGCCGACACCGCCAAAGTAATGGGGGTATCAACGAATCAGTGGGCAGAAACTGTTCAAAAAGACGGCATGGGAGCGTTCATTTCCCTATTGGAAAAACTGCGTGAAGTCGATGCCACGTCGCGGACTACAACGATTGCATCGATATTCGGCGAAATGTCCGTGGTTCCCATCCAAAAAATGGTGAACAAGATCGATTTATTAAAAAACAACTTGTCGATGGCAAACAATGCCTTCGATGATAATGTGAGTCTTAATAAGGAACTTGAAAATGTCATGGAAGGCGCTGGCGCGCAACTAACCGTATTCCTGAATCAAATGAAATTACTGTTGGCGAGCATCGGAAAAGTGCTGCTGCCGCCGTTGAATGCAATTCTCGCCGTTATCGGTCCGATTGTTAGCTGGTTCCGAGATTTTTCAGAAGCGCATCCGATTATAACCGGTGTTGTGGTTGGAACCTGGTTATTGATTTCCGCCATTTTGATTTTGGGTGGCATGGCCCTCTGGATGGCCGGTATGATGGCATCGGCCATGCTGTCGATTCAACTGCTTTCGCTTTCCGAGATGAGTGCGGTCGGTACGACAAACCTACTGAAAATGAGCCTGGTTCACTTGAAAACGGCGCTGATCGGCGTTGGTCGGGCAATGATTACTTTGCTGGCCAATCCCGTTGTGCTGGCAATCGTCGCGATCGCAGCCTTGGCCTACGGCATTTACCTGCTGATTAAACATTGGGATGAAGTGAAGGCGGCTTTTGCTCCCCTGATTTCAATGATCGCCGATGGTTTTACTTGGCTCTACAACTGGTTCAAGGGATGGATCGGCGATTGGTGGTATGTCGTCCTGCTGGGATTGACCGGCCCGATCGGTCTGGCTATCGGCTTGATCATCAAATATTGGGATGTGATCGTGGCCGCATTCGATACGGCCTGGGGCTGGATCAAAGGCGTTTTCGCTTCGGCCTGGAAATGGATAATTGCGTTTTGGGCCGAGTGGAAAACGGTTTTCATCGGCGCGATCTTCGGCCCGTTCGGTATCGCCTGGGGTCTGATCGTCAAATATTGGGAACAGATCAAGGGCGTTTTCGCCGCTGCGAAGGATTGGATTATCGGCAAGTTTACCGAGGTATGGGATTGGGTTGCCGGTCTGCCGGGACGATTCTATGCGGCAGGCGCGGGCCTGATCGATGCTTTCAAAAACGGGATGCTCGCCCGTTGGGAAGCTTTCAAAGCGCCGTTCGTGAAAATGATCGCTTGGATTCGGGACAATTTGACCGGTTCGGATGCCAAGCGCGGTCCGTTGTCCGATCTGACACGCAGCGGTCAAGCCTTTTTCCCCACATTTGCCAAGGGCATGGAGCAGGGCTTCCCTCGTGCCAAGCAGACCGTGGAAGCGGGCATGTTGGGTCTGGCTCCGGTGTCCAATTCCACCGTGAACGAGGGCAATACGACCAGCAATAAATCGGCCAGCAAATCGGTGACGATTCAGTTGGGCGATATCCACATCAAATCCGACAATCCCGACGAAGCGCTGAAAGATTTCAAGGCCAAGTTGAGAACAGTGCTCGAAGAGTTGGGCGTCGAACTGACAGCAGGAGCGGAGGCGTAGTAAGCCAATATGGTGAATCCGTATGACGATGAAGTCCTGTTCAATCTCTGCGAAGTGACGCGGGGATCGGTCGGAACGAACGGCTTGGACACTTCCGCCCCGCAGCCGAATTACGGCAAAATTCTTTTTGCGTTTCCCCCTGCCGGTCCGGTCAACGTGAAAAGGCAGGCGAATTACAGCGAGAAAGAAAACAAGAGCAGCGGTGCAACCATTGTCGAGGACAAGAAAATCGACAAGCCGGTGGAAATTAGCTTCCAAATCGATTTGTTGACCGACGACGAACCGGACGAAAACGGCAATCAGTTTTCCGCGCTGGAAAAAGCCAAGGCGATCGAGGCAATTTTTCTTTCCCGCGACAGCAGTGGCCGGAGAATCATCTACGCGCCGCAATACCCGGAAGTGGCCGAAGACGTGCAATTCGTTTTCGTCGCCGCTTTGGATTTCAACGACACGCTCGAAGCCGATTTGATTTCCATGCGGATCACGCTACGCCAATGGATGTATAACCCGCCGAAGAAAACGGGCGGGGGAAGCGGATCGGGAGCAAGTGATTCAGATGAAAATGTAATCGATGGAAATATCGATGCGTATTGGGATGCAATGCAGGATGCAATAGAAAAAAAGGTCGAGGCAGAAATGCAGGCTGATCCGGCAACAAGAAATTCTGAAGTATTGATGAATATTAAAACGAGTTTTGGGGCTTTTTAGATGTATGCCATTTCCGACTTAACCAATATTTCCGGCGTCGAAGCAATCGACGCGATGCGAAAGCTGGACATTTCCGCTGCCGTGGCCCTGCGCCCGCGCGTGTGCCGGTTGACCCTGCATGATTGCGACGATTCGATAACCAATGCGGCAGTTGCCGGGGCCGATCTGCAATTTTCTTGGGAATTCAGCAAAACAGGAACGACTCTGTTTACCGGCACAATCGAAACCGTCCGCTATCCCGAAATCGAAACGGTGGAGTTGGTCGGCTTCGATTCTTTCCGTAAATTGCAAAACGAGAAATTGACCATTACCCAGGTCAATCAAACCCCCGCCGAAATGCTGCGCACCCTGGTTGGGCAGCAGCTTGGTTTACCGGTCGACGGCATCGAGGACTACCCGGACCTGCTGGACAAATTGCCGATGCACCGCATGACCGTGGTGGATGCGATCAAATACATCCACCAGCGAATGCGCCTTTCGCATGATTGCTATTTCGACGAGGACAACGTTTTCGTGTGGCAGGCGCGAAATTACGACCAGGAACCGGTTTACAATTTCCAGGTCGGCTACGATGCCGACGATTTCAGTTTGGAAAAGAAATCGTTCACCACGATGGCCGTTCCCCTGCGCCTGAGCCAGGTGGTCACCGTTCTCGATCGCCACGAAACCTTGCACACGCTTTTCGTCACCGGTCTGCATTATCACAATGCCGATAATTGGTCGCGGACCGATGTATTTTTCGAAAAAGCGCCGGAAGAAAATGAGTAGCGCGGACAACCATAGCCTTTTGAAGGCGTTGCGGCACATCATCGAAACAGCCCCGATGGATCTGCGCAAACATTTCAAACTGCAGGTGACCGGCAAAGTGACCGTGGTGGACGAGGATCTGTTCACGGTCGACGTGGAAGTGGAAGATACGCCGGAAGAGGGGCAAGAACCGGGCAATCCGTGGATTCTGCCCGCCGTTCCCGTAAATTCTCTGGCCGCAGGCGACGGCTACGGAATTTACGTTGTGCCGGAAATCGGCGCGGAAGTGACGGTCGGCTTCAAAGACGGGGACCTGACCGCTCCGAGAATCGACGGAGCCGAGTTCCTGAAAAACAGAACCCCGATCGGCGGGCGCGTCGGTTCGATCACGATGGTCGATTACGCCGGTCAACGGTTCACGATGCGGCCCGATACCGGCCAAGTGGTTTTTCAGTCCTACAACATGGACGACGAATGCGCCGGCGCCCGTAGCGAACGGACCAAGGGCGACAAGGACGAAAATATCGACGGCGACAAATACGAAACGGTCGGCGGTTCGGTGTCGCGCAAGATCGAAATGAACCTTACCGAAACAATCCTGGGTGAATTGCACCGCTCTGCCGGCGACTACGAGGAACATTCCGACTACGAAGAGGAAATCGGCGGAAAGAAGAAATACTACCAGCACGGTCGCATTGTAAACGGCGCGGAACGGATCAAGGTTGCCGGTCGGCAAGATATACGCATCGGCGGCGATCGCAACAAGCAGGTGCTCGGCGACGATCTGGAAACCGTAGCGAAAAACAAACAGGTGGCCGTGATCGGCCGTCTGCGTATGATCGCGGCGGGGCTGGACTTGTCGGGAAGCCTTCCCATTCCGATCAGCGCCGAAATCGGCGGGCCTGGCATTTGCTGTTTCGGCGGGCCGTATGTTCTTGGCGCTGCGGTGCCGATGATCGACGGCGCAAAAATGGTAATAGCTTTTCAAACCTTTCAGGCCGTGATGTCCGCGTTTTTAATCGACGGAATCGGTAAAGACGGCGAAGGGAAAACCGTCATGCCGTCTGCTTCCTTTGTCGCCGCTTTCACCGCTTTAGCACAATCGATGGCGCTAACCGTTCATCCACGAATCTTTTTATCGAGCCCGGTGTAGCCATGTGGAAAAAACCGAACGTGGAAAAACTGACTCGCCCGTATCGACAAATGGCCGAAGTGTTGCACGGCCAAGCGAAAATGCGGCGGAAGGACAACGAATTGCGGATCAAAGCACTGGCCGAGGCATTGACCGGCGTTCCGCTCGAAACCGAACCGAAGAAAGAAGACGAGTAGCATGGGTTGGCAAGAATTCAACGCGCAGACTCTTTTCCCCGGACCGACCAAGGAAATCTTGCGGGCCACCGGGGAAGTGGCCGATACCGTCGCCGAAAGCGCGGAAACGGCAGCCGGCGCGATCGATACCATTGCATCTTTGCTTGTCGATATTTCCGATCCTGCCCGGGCAATCGTGGAAGCGCTGATCCAGCAGTTGAAAAATTTGCTGACCGATACGATGAACACCGGTTTGTATATGTATTGGGACACGGCCGGTTTTCCGTTCTACAAACTGCGTTCGTTCGATAAGGACGAATTTGCCAAAGCCATGAACGGCGATAGTTCCGCCGAATTGCCGTTGTCCGCGGCGACCCCCATTGGTTGGACAGGATGGAAATCGCGCTGGCAGCAGAGTTTCGACGATCAGGGCGACGACAGACGCCCGATCTTTTCCGGCGATGCCCAAGTATCCGCCATGATATTCATTGCCGGTACGCCCAGCCTGGACGCATTGCCGGCGCTTCTGGCGGCTCTCGGCAGACTTTTCGGAATCAAGGCTTTCACCGATCTGCTGGACATGCTGGCGATTACCCAATTGGCCGAGGATGCAAAGGCCGGCGAGCGAGAAATTATCGTAAAAAATGCAAACGGATTTGTGGAAGACAAATTCGTGATCATCGGGGCGTTGAGCGGGGTGACATTGGATTTCGCCTCGTCTCGGCAAATCGACTACCAGACCCGCGTTTTCACATTGTACGACGACTTGAAAAAGGATTGGCCCGCAGGAACGCCGGTGATCATGGCCGGCAGCGACCCGCAAAGCCGTGGTGGAAACAAGCGGGCTCCGGATTGGCATAGCTGTAAGCTCAAAGACCTGGATGTGATGAAAAAAGTTGATAAGCTGGTCAAAAAAATCATCGGCCTGCTGGAAATGGCGTCCGGTCTGATCGGATTACTGCAGGAACTGGCGGATGCACTGGCAGAAAAAGCCGATCAACTGCGCGATCTGGCCCAAGAGATCGAAGATGCGATCGAATTGATCGAACTGATTATTGCGCTAACCGGAGTTTATTGCGTGAAAATCGATTCGACTACCGGAATCGGCGGATTGTTCGATGCACTCGAAGCGCAAGGGCAGCCGCCTTTGCCCGCAGGTAGTTACATCGTCGGTGTTTGCCTGCTTGCCGGAACCAACGAACTGCTTCCGATTACCGAATTGTTTGGGGCGTGACAAAACCAGCCACAACCGAAGCACCATTTATTTCCAATTTGGAAAGCTACACTATCGTCACGGTGCGATCTCCGAATGAGACACCCATTCACAAACCGGATACCAGAAAAAGCGATTACAGGGCATTTATCGAGTTTTCTGAATTTGCGGACCACTCCCATTTTCCGGCACTACCGCTATAGCATCCAGACTAAATGATTCGCGAGGTGCGCCGATGCCGATCAAAAGTGCGGAAGAAATCAAAGAAAGCCTGGCCGTTGGATTCGTCAACGCCGGCGTGACCAATTTCAACGATGGATCCGTGGCGGATGAAATTGTCGATAACCAGGGCGATGTCGTTTCGGCAATCTATGACTTCGGTATCGACGTGCAAACCAACGGCTATGCGGCCACGGCAACCGGAGCATTCCTGGAAGCGATCTGCGCCGAGCGCGGGTTGTCGCGCCTTCCCGGAGCCAAGGCCCGCCGCAAGGTCGTTCTTTCCCGCAATAAAACTTCGAGCACGGTTTTTATTCCCGAAGGTACGATCATCCAGAGCCGCCAGGATTCCGATGGCAGCCGCTATCGGTTTTTGGCAATCCAGGATTACACCCTCGCGGTGGGCGAATCGGAAATCGAGATCGTCGTCGAGGCCGAGGCCGAGGGCGAGGCATACAACCTGCCTGCCGGAACGGTGGACCAGCAAGGGACGCTGCTTTCCGGCATCGACGAAATCGACGACACCAGCCTGAGCCAGGCGGAACGAATCGTTTCCGAAGGCGCGGACGAAGAAAGCGACACCCGCCTGCGTCGGCGCTATTTCCTGGCCTGGGACGAACAAACGACCGGCTCCACCGCTGCGGCGTATCTTTCCTGGGTGATGGCCGATATTCGCGTGGCGCAATCCTGGATCGATTTCAATGGTCCGCGCGGCGAGGGCACGATTACCATTTACGTTCTGAGCACGGTCGGCGCTCCGTCCAAGGAACTGTTGACCGATCTGCGCGAGGAAATTATCGGCACCCCAGCCGAGGATTACCAGGACGGAAAACGGGCAGCGGGCGACGATGTTTGGATCCAGGGACCGTCCGAGGAAACCGTGGATATCACCGCCACGGTTCAATACTACTCGTCCTACGATCGTGACGACCTGGACGATGAAATCCGCGCGGTTTTGGCCGCGTATTTCAACCCCAGCGGATCCGAAATGTATTCCTGGTTGCGGCCTCTTGGCGTGGGCAAGCAGGTAGTGCTCGCCCAACTGATCGAGTGCATTACCCGGCCAGATGCCGTTTACGATGTTTCCATTTCCGCGCCGACCGCGAATGTCGCCATGAATGCCGACCAACTTCCGATTCTCGGCACGGTGACGATTACCTACGTGGAGGTGACGGCGTGAGTGTGACCATTGCCGAAACGTTCGCCGATTCCACCTCGTGGGAAAATCACTTTACCGTGATCGGTGATTTTTACACCGGCGATGCCGTGGAAGTGGTCGACGAAAAGCTGCGGTTGACGATGGTGGAGGGCGCTTCCGGACGCTCCATGCGGGCCTTGTTCAATATGCCGCTGAAAATCGTGCATAGTTTCGAGGTCACCATTTCGGCGGTCGACTTCGGCGTCGGTTCGTACCAGGACAAAATCGCCTGCATCATGATCGGAGACGGTCGAATACCGATCGCCAGATCTCATATGTTCGGTATTTGGAGCGAAGCCAATATCCTTTCGTCGATCGATGTAATCGACGGCGGTTTATCCAGCGAAACATTCGGTTCCGTTTCCTTGCCGCTGACTTTGCGAATGGAAAAATACGGCAGCGATGTTCGCTTTTTCACCGTGAACGGCGAAACAATTACGGAAATCGTTCATCTTACCGATTTTCCCGACGACAGCCCCGCATATATTTCACTGTCAACCTACTGTCAGGCCGGCAAATCGCTGTGGGCCGAGTTCGACGATTTCGAGATCGAATTCGAATCGATCATGGGAAACGTGCTGTGGTCGATCATGCCCGCCTGGTTCAAGAGATACCCGCTGAAAATCGCAACCAACGGCGATCTGGCGTTGACGCCCAACGGTGTGACCTGCCTGATGCAGGACATTGCCGATGCGCTGGACGTGGGCGGTCTGAGCGCGTTTTTTGGCAAGCCGTTCACGTCCTCGGAAGAGGATCGGCTGAAACGGCAGATCAGATCCATTTTATCCGGGGCAGGGCTTTCCCCGCGGCTGGTTCCCAACAAAACCACCGTGGCGATCGCCGAAACGAACGACGACGGCAGTTTTACCAGCAACATCGGGGTGACCGCACAAGACGGCAATGAATTGCTCCCGCTCAATTTGGTTTACGAATACGGCATCGACGGCGTGACCGATCTATTTGCCGATCCCCCCGCTCCGGTGGCCACCATAACGGCAGTTGGTCCGGACGGCTATTCCTACCCGGCTTTCGGCCGCGATTTGTACCTGGACCGCGACAACCCGCTGGAAGACGACGATTTTACGAAGCTCCCGCAGTGGCACATTTTCGAAGCCTTTGGCGTGGAACTGGACCGGGCCATGCTTTTCCTGGTGGAAACCCGCGACGATTTCAGCATTTCCCGCGCAGGCGAGGACGGATTGAACCGGATGTTTGCCGAGCGGGAACCGATATTGCCGGTATCGTCCGAAATGAACGACCGCGAATTGCTCCGGTGGGCTTTGAATCAAGAGTGGGATGCGAAGCATGCGGATGGAACATTGGCCGGTCTGGTCGATATCTGCGAACGCATGGGGTTTACGGTAACCATCGTCGAGGGCTGGCGCACCGATTTTTATTCGGTCATGGCTTCGCACGGCATTATCTTGACCGACCTCGGCGTGGACCGCCTGCGCTGGGCTGAAATTCATTTGATCCTGGAACCGGCAGATGGAACAGTCGATCGAACCTTCCAGGAATTCTATCAGAAAATTCTGCGCCGCCAGCGGGCAGGCCGAAGAATCTGTTTTCACCTTCCCAGCTACCTGCTGGCCTGGGGAGATATGACATTTCGGCGGGGGAATCCGTTCTGGTTTACCTGCTTCCGCGACGTGTAAAAGGAGCGAATCGTCATGACGCAAAAAGTATTGTGCCACATGGGTATGGAGCAAATGCCGGATAGCTGGAATCTGCATCTGGCCGGTTTCATTCAATCGGGAATTCTGTTCGGCATGCGCTGCATTGCCGGAACCGAACCGGACGGCGTGACCATCCAGGCCGGTGCGTGGTTCACCGATCGCGGCGACAAGATCGAGGAAGACGCAGACCTGGCAAACTATTTCAGCGCGTTGAACGGGCGCCCGCTGACTGCGAACGCCACTGCCAGCCCGCGCTACGACCTGATCGTCGGCGATTACTTCTACGCCGACAGTCCGAGCAAGCAGGCCACGTACCAAATCGTGCTTGGCACCCCCGGCGCGGGAGAACCGCCCGCGTGGGCGAATGACCAATTCCCGCTGGCGATCGCGGTAATGGCCGCGGGCGCGTCGATGTACTCCGAATTCATCCCGTACCCGAGCGAGCGGCGGTACAACTGCTACCTGGACCTCGGCTTGGAATATGTCCGCTACGGCGATCAGGCGGCGATCAAGTTGATGATGGTTCATGAAGACTGTCCGGTACTGGACCTGGTGGAAGGAATCTACGTCCGATTCGTGGCGGCAGGAACGCTGGCCGATGGAGCGCTGATCACCGCATGGCTCGATCCGTTCACGCTGACCCCGGACGGCGAGCTAAACATTCAGCAATGGATCGATGAAATTATCGCGGCTCGCGGAAACAAGAGCACGTTGAACGATCGGCTTTCCGTCACGTTGGACGACAACGGCTACCCGAAGGCGGTGGGCGTGATCGGCACGATTCAGGCCGAGGTGGTCAAGGCGCGCGGCAATTGCGCCGATCTGGATACGCGGTTGGACAACTGCATGACCCAGTATGGCTACATTTCGCACCACATGCTGGCCGGAATGTACGGCGATATCGGATCTCCTGGCGCTCCCTTTTATTTCACCGACAAACGCGCAACCAACTCCGATCACGATGCCCGGTACTACCCGCGAACCGAGATCGACACGAGCATTGCGGCCATGCTGTATGCGATTCACGGCAACGGCGTTCTGGATAGTTTGGCTTATCTTTCCAGCACGGTCATCAGCGGCGGCGGCGGAACCCTGCGGCAGTTCACGTTTTCTTCTGGATCGGTGCTGGTCGGCGGTGTGGTAGTTGCGGTGAACTCGCCGAGCTTCACCATCGACACCGGCTACACCGGTACGCTGTTCGTGAGCGTGGATTCAACCGGCGCGGTGGTGGCGCAGGAATCGGATTTTGCGACCGGTACCGCTTCCATTCGAATCATCAAGCTAACTGCCGGATCGATCGATGTGAACGTCGATGCCCGTAAGCTGATTGCCTGGCCGGATCGGTTGACCCGGAATTTCATCGCCTCGGCGACGAAGGACCGCCTCGGCCTCACCACGCCCGAGCGATTCGGCGGCTGCTCGTTCACCTGGATCGACAAGCTGGCCATTGCCGAAGTGACGGATGTGGATGGGTCCGGTCTTTCTGTAGAAATAAATGCTTCAGGAAGCACTGAAAATCCGTTTACCGAGGGAATGAATGTTATTTTCCATGACAGCGACGATGCCTTCTTTTTCCGCACGGTTGCAAACGCTGTTGGAAATGAAGTCGAATTTACTACCGGTGGCTTGACGGCAGGCAAAACCGGCGTTCTTTTCGAGTATCGCGTGATTGAGGACGGCTTCGATTTCCGTGACCGCGAAATCGCCATTGTCGGTTCGGTCAAGGAATTGTACGCCGATTCCATCGTTCCGATTCTTCCCGGCGAAACCTATGCCTACACTTCCTGGTGCGGCATCGGCATGATCGGCGGCGTATTGAACAACCTCGGGGCGGGCAATCCCGTTGTCGGGCGGGCCTATACTTCGAACGGAATTGCATTCACCCAAGCCGGATGGCCTGCCATCGTGACCAATCCGGGTGGCGCGGCCATGCTTTGCATGTATCCTGGTAGCGAAACCGTGAATCAGGGTTGGCGCATTTTCGTGCGGGCCAGCGACGGTGCCCTGATCGCCTGCTACTCCGATGCGTATTGGACCGGCGCGAAAGGAGCTTTCGTCAGCTTCTTTGTCAATTTCTCGTGCAGTCCGCGACTGCAACAGGTCGCGCCCTAGCGGGCGCAACGGAAGCCTTCAGCTTGTAAATTGACACTACCTGATAATCTGACTGAGACGCGCAGGTTATCAAAATTGCTAACATGATTTCCACCACGCATAACCCGCTCGCTTCCCGCTCCCGGTCCGGGCGGGTTCGTATTTGGAGAAATGGAATAGTAGTCGGCAAGGTAGTAATCGGCAACCCATTCCCTAACATTGCCACTCATATCGTACAAGCCAAGCACATTCGGCTTTTTCTGCTTTGCCTTTTGAACGCGCCCGAAAGCGTTGTCCCAATACCATGCCACCTTATCCAGGCATTCGTAGTCGTCACCGCAGATGTAGATCCGGTTTTCGTATCCGCCCCGGGCCGCGAATTCCCATTCGGCTTCGGTCGGAAGTCTTCCGTCTACGGCTTCGCAAAAGGCTTTGGCTTGCGCCCAAGTGACGTTGAACACCGGAAAATCGTCGCCAATTTCTTCCTCTTCATAGTACCCGGACAGCGAGGCATTCTCGCCAATGACGGCCTCATATTGGCCCTGTGTGATTTCGGTGGTGGTCATCTCGAAGGCGTCGATCGATACTTCGTGCTGTGGCGATTCGTCGAAGGCGCATTGCAAATCGTCGGGAACGCAACCCATGAGGAAGGTATCGGCGGGAACATAGACCCAGGATGGTTCCGCCGCGTCGTCGTCATCGTCTCCCGAGGTATCGTCGTCGTCTTCATTATCGTCATCATCGGCCTGATCGTCGTCTACCTGGCTATCGTCGTCATCGTCATCGCCGCTATTTCCGCCGTCCGAGCAAGCGAAGGCCATTAAAAAAACGATAATCATGAGTAGGGAAATCGCGCCGATCAGAATGTTTTGTCCGATCCGTTTCATTTTCGTCGTCCTCCAAAAAAATGTCTCGAATAGTCAACTGCCGATTGAAACCATAGCAAAACCCAACAAACCGATCAAGTCGCTCATGTTTGTTTGATAATACGACGATACCATTATTGACGATCATGGATGATGTATGATGATTGTCGATGATACCCGACGATAGAGGCTGTGGTTGCTAAGGGTTGACTGTTTGATTTGTTATATCTATTCTTTCTTTGGAAGAAGGGGGAACCGCGCGATGAAATTGAGAGGCACCAGTGGAGGCGTTCTCCACGAAATTACCGATGAAAACGGCAATAAAATGATTATTGCCCATTTGCAGGGGATTCTTTACAAAGAAGATGACGTTTGGATCAGTAATTGTATTTCGCTGGATGTTGCCACTTGCGGCGATACCCGCGAAGAGGCGATGAAAAATACCGTGGAAGCGGTAAATATGTGGTTTTCCTTCTGCCTGGAAGAGGGAACGCTGAGTGAGGCGTTGACCGAACTTGGTTGGAAGCAGAGCAAAAAAATACAAATTGAGATTCAGAAAAAAGACTCGGAAAACGAACAAACCATTTCCCCGGTTTTCAACTTCGACAGTGTTGAGGACAAGGATTGGTCCGGGCGTGTAGTTTTTCAAAACGCCGCATGACAAAAATTCCAGAGCATGGCTCCGATGAAGCTGCCAGAGTAGCGGTTCTACTTGGTTGGAAGCTAGTTCCAAAAAGAGGAAAAGGTAGCCATAGTCTCTATAAAAAAGAAGGTTATCCGCGCCCGCTGATCATTCCCCACCGAGATTTCTTGAAGCCTGGCTTGATAAAATCGCTCATTCGAACAATGGGAATCACAAAAGAAAAATACATTAGCCTTCTTTCTCCGTCGCTTCAAAGACAAATGAAAAATAGGGAGAAGCGAAGCAGAAGAAAAATCCGCGATCAAAAATGACCAACCTGTTTTTTCATTCGATCGAATCGAGTTGAAAAAATGGACGGCAAAAATCACTTTTCAATAATTCAGAAACTGCGAACCACTCCCAAAACATAACCTGATCGTCCTATTTTCACCGGCATGGAGGACAACTTATGCCGGACATGATGAGTTGGGAGACTGTTGCAAAGCTGATCGTCCTTTTCGTTTCCGCGTTTGGCACAGTGACCGCCACGGTCTACACCCTGTGCAAAATCGTCTCGTGGTTCAAAAAAGCCAATGCTACCCGGATGGACGATTTTCTCGCCAGGCATTGCCCGAATCAGCACAAGCCGATTTTCGATGTGATCGAAAGAACCCAGGCTCGCATCGAAAAGACATCAGCCGATTTGAACGACCGCATGGACCGACTGCAGGAAAACTTCGGTCACGAACTAGGCGAGTTGAAAAACATCATTATCCAGAACAGTCCCAACGGGTCGATTAAAAAAATATTCGATCGGCTCGATGTAATCGAAGAAAAACTTCCGAAATCGAAAGCGCCGAAGTAAAAATGCAGTTCGATTTCCACTATTGTGCCCTGCGCGTTCTCGCCTACCAGGCCGGATTTTCTCCCGAACAAGCTCAGATCATCGCCTATGCCTCGCAGTTCGTCGACGATGCCACCGAGCACGAACCGATCGAAGTGCGGCACTTGCCGGAAATCGAAGGTTTGCGGCTGGATCGCCCCGGCTGGATCGATCCGATTTGCACCGCGAACTACAACCCGCGCCAATTGGTTTTGCCGTCGCTGGACATGCAACGCAAGGTTTACATTCCCTTCCATTTTTTCCCGGCAGGACAGGGCGAGGGCTTCCTGGTCGAGGCAGATTCCAAGCGAGCGCAAAACCTCGTGCTGATCGCGGTGGAAAAATTGCAGGACGCAATTATCGAAGCACACCGCAAACGGGCGCTAATCGCGCTGGGCATCGCGTTGCACACCTTTGCCGACACCTGGGCGCATGACGGCTTTTCGGGTCGCAACTGCCAGCCGGAAAACGACCTCGCCGCGCTGGACATCTGGCAACCGGAAGAAGGCTGCTACCGCAAATTTCAGCCGCACTACTCGAAAATCGTCGATATGTTTTCGTTCATCGGCCATGTGCAGGCCGGTGTTCTTCCCGATCAATCGGGCAAGGTGTGGCGCTACCAGTACGCGGCCAGCGGCGAAACCGTGGAGCGCAGCAACCCCGACGATTTTCTTGCCGCTGCGAAACATATCTTCGACATTCTGTGCCATGCGGCGGGAACGATCGAGGAAATCCCGCAGCGCTGGAAGGAAATCGAGGATCGGCTTTTTTGCCTGTTCTCGTTCGAGGACCGGCTGCCGTTTTTCTTTTCCCGCGATCGAGCGCTTCGTCGCTGGCGCCATGAATTTCCCGGCATTCGTTTCGAGTACGACCGCGAGCAGTGGCGCAACGCAGCGGTGCAAAACGATATTTTCGCCGGCGACGGCAAATGGCTTTTCTTTCATGCCGAGGCCCACGCCCAGCGCGAATGGGTCTTGTCGCAAATCCCCTACGATTTAATGTGAGAAAAAAGAAATGGGTACTTCGTTTCACGTTTTTGTCACCACCTGCAACCAGCCGGAAAAGCTCCGTTGTTTGCTGGCTGAAATGGCCAAACAGCAGGCGGAAACCAATTGTGCAATCGAATGCACGGTGATCGACAACAATTCATTGGCCGATTACGGCCACGTTCGCCGCACATTCGATATCAACGCCTGGATCGACTTTGAAAAGCTGAAAACGCGCCACGGCGACGGCGAACACTACAAAATCTGGAATCGGCAGTTGGAAATCGCAAAACAATCGACTGCCGACTATTTCGTTTTTCTCACCGATCGCGCCGAAATTTGCACGAATTTTTTTATGCTGATCGAAAAATATTGGCGCCTGATCGACGATCCTGCCGCAATGCTGCTGGATCTGTTGCCGGAAGCCAAAACGACATCCACAAAAATTTGCAAACTAGGCCAAATCGAACTGTCCGAGGCTATTTCGCTCAGTCCGTTTTTCTGCGCGAAAAAAACGGCACTGAAAATGCTGGACTGGTCGATTTCGCCGTGTGCGGATCCGGTCAAGTCCATCGGTAAAACGTTGTCGGCGCAGGGTATAAAAATATTGGCCGTGTGCGAGGGGTTTGTTCGCACGGCGGTTGCCGGCAGAGTTGCAATAATCGTCGAAAAAAACGAAAAAGCAGCAACCGAAACTTCCTCTTTTGTTCCCTCAAAAGAGGTGGCAAAACCGGAAGTCGTGGTTTTGGCCCCAGCCCCGGCCAAACCGAAAACAACCGATCCGGTCATTTTTTCCCTCGCTTCCATGCCCAACCGGGTCGATACACTGAAAACAATCGTCGAGCAGATGTTGCCGCAGGTGGATCGAATCTGCGTTTATCTCAATTGTTACCATGACGTTCCTGGTTTTTTGCAGAACGACAGGATCGAAATCGCCCGTAGCCAGGATCACGGCGATCAGGGCGCCCGCGGCAAACTGTGGTTCGTCGAAAAACATCGCGGCTATCACATCATCGGCGATGACGATTTATCCTATCCGCCCGACTATGCCGCTCGCATGGTGGCCGAGATCGAGCAATACCAGCGCCGCGCCGTTGTCGGCTTGCATGGCTACGATCTGCCCACGCCGTTTATCGGCTATGTGAAAACACCCAAGGTGTTCAATTTTCAAACCGCCGTCGCCGAGGACCGCGTGGTGGATATCGTCGGCACCGGCATGATGGCATTTCATAGCGATTTGGTTCCCTGCGGCATTTTCGACCGCATCGGTCACCCAAATATGGTGGATCCATATTTTGCCACCTGGACGCGGCAAAACCTGATCCCGATCGTTTGCATTGCCCGCAGTGAAAAATGGCTGCGCCAGGCGCGGATTTATCCGTCGATTTACGATTGGGTAAAAAAGGACGATTCGGTGCAGACCTCTCTGTGCCGCGAATTGCTCAAAATTCAGCGGTTTTTAATCTGCATCCCCACGTTCAATCGGCCGGAGCTATTGCTCGGACTATTGAAAGAAATCGAACAGCAGCGATTTCCCGGTTTGCATGTTTTCGTTGCGGACGATTGCTCGACGAAAGCCGATTACTCGGCCGTAGTCGAATACATGCGGCAACGCGAATGGATGACCTACGCTCGTCATCCGCAAAATTACGGCAAAAAAAGATTCTGGCAGACGATCAATGATTTCTACGCCGAGGCGAAAATCCGCCGCGCCGATTATCTGATCGCCCTGCAGGACGATGTGCGCATCGGCGAAACGTTTTTTCGCGTTCTCTCGGAATACTGGAATGCAATAGCCGACCCGCAAAAAGCGGCGATGAACCTTTTTGTCGACGACCTGCCGCGAACGAAACAGGGTCATTGGGGAGCGCTGCCGCCAGTTCGTCGCAAATTCGGCAAGATCGAGGTCGATGACTGCGGTTGGCTCGACGGCGAATGGATGATGCCGCGCAATACTCTGGAAGCGTTGGGCTATGCCGTGCAACCGATTCCGCTTTCGCGCTGGAAAAAAAACCCGTCACTCAGCAGCGGTGACGGCGAACAGATATCGCGCCGCCTTCGCGAGCGTGGATTGAAAATCTACCGGCCCGATCGGTCGCTGATCGACGCATTGCCGTCCGAATCGGAAATGCACCCCGAACGCACATGGAAATTCGAGGCGAAAGGTTTCCGCGTCGATGAAAAGCAGGAGAAAAAAAGCAATGATGACTAACGCCACCGTTTCCCTTGCGTCGATCCCACAGCGGCAAACGACGCTACACCAGATCGTGGACCGCATTTTGCCGCAATGCGACCGGCTCAATGTGTACCTCAACAATTACCCGAATGTACCCGAATTTTTACGGCATCCGAAAATCACGGTTGCCCGCAGTCAGGATCATGGCGATATCGGCGACAATGGCAAGTTTTTCTGGATCCACGAAACCAAGGGCTATTGTTTCACGCTGGACGACGACGTGCTCCCGTCCACCGATTACATCGAACAGATGATCGGTTACATCGAAAAATACAATGGTCGAGTGGTAATTGCCAACCACGGCAGCGTTTTCAATCCGACTCCGATCAAAAATTATTTCACCGATCGTCAGGTGATTCAGGACGTACCGAACAGCGTGATGGTCAACGGTGTTGGCACCGGCTCCATCGGCTGGCATTCCGGGGCAATCAGACTGAGTTTGCAATCGTTTCCTTTCCCGAATATGACCGATGTATGGTTTGCAATCGCGGCAAAACAACAGGAAGTACCGCTGATCGTCATGCCGCACCGCAATAGGCGCATTCAGGTTTTGCAAACCAATTCGCCGGGATTGTTTGAAAAATTCCGACACAATGCCAATACGCAAACCAATTTGATCAATTCCAATGGTCCATGGCCGCACCCGGATACCCTCGTCATGGTTCCGTACCGATACGATTGGTACGACATCCGCGGCTACCACCAGGACGATCACCTGTTGCGCGAAATGCGTAAACGCAACGGATTCTACGAGCAGGATCTGCTGATCTTTCTGTTGGGTAAATTGGCACCTGGCGGGGTAATCATCGACATCGGCGCGAACATCGGCAACCACAGCATCTTTTTTGCCAACGAATGCGAAGCCGATCATGTGATTGCCGTCGAACCGTTCCCGCCCTTGCAGCGCATTCTGGCGCGAAATCTGGCGCGAAACGTGGATCAGGGCGGATACACCATCGTTTGCGCGGCGGTATATCCAAATCGCAATCAGGTGGGCCTGCAGCTCGCCGACGATAAAAACATCGGCAAAACGTCCACCGTTCCCGACAGCGAGGGCGATGTTTGCGTACCCGCATTGCCGCTCGATGCCATTGTTACGCAATGCGCCGGCGCGGCTCCGATCGCGCTGATCAAAATGGATATCGAAGGTGCAGAACTACCGGCGTTACAATCCGGCATCAAAACCATTCAAACGCACAAACCGCTATTGGCGATCGAGAGTTGGACCATCGAGGACCGTGAAAAAATCCGTGAATTTCTCTCGCCATACGGTTATCGCTGCATCGGTCGCTTCTGCTCCTCGCCGGTTTACGTTTGGGAGGCGAAAAAATAATGAGGATCTCCGACGCCGCGCGGATTTTGGGTAATCAAGGAATCACAGTCGACGCCAGCGGCGAAGGTTTTTTCGAGCGGTTTTCCACATTGAATGAGGCGGACAGCGAATCGGCGGTTTTTTTTCATGATCGCGGCAGCCCGGAACAATTGGCCGAGCGCGTTGCCGATCTGCAAAACAAAAAACCGGCCTTGGTCATTACGACCGAAAAACTGTTTCCATTTTTGCCGCCGAACATCGAAAACGTGCTGATCGTCGAAGATCCGCGTCTGGCATTTTCGATATTGGCCGGGTTTGTTCATTTTAATCGCAGACCCGATCAAATCGGCGCTGGCGTGGTCATCCATCCATGGGTCAGCATCGGCAAGCGGGTTCACGTCGGCCAATGCTCGGAAGTCGGCTCCGATGGTCTATCCGCCAATCGGCACGGCAATATTTTGCACCATACTGCCCACATCGGCATGGTCGTCATTGAAGACGATGTTTGGATCGGTCCATTCTGCGCCGTCCAACGGGCCGTGCTGGGCAAAACGATCATCGGCCTGGGTAGCAACCTTGATTCGCATGTGGTCGTTGCACACGGCTCCAGGCTCGGGAAACGGGTAGCTATCGGCGCACATACTACCGTCTGCGGCAGTTGCACCATCGGCGACGATGTTTGGATCGGTTGCAACAGTGTAATCCGCGAGGGGTTGACCATCGGAGACGGTGCATTCGTCGGCATCGGCTCCGTCGTCGTGAAAAACGTTGCTCCCGGCGAAATGGTCGTCGGCAATCCTGCCCGCAAATTGGAAGGGGGCCGCAGGCCGTGGTGATCGATTTTAAAAACGCTACTGCGTTGGCTATCGGTGCGCATCCGGACGATATCGAATACGGCTGCGGCGGTATTTTGCAACGTCTTTTCAATCCATCCGGCCTCATTGTCACCGATGGAACAGCAGGCGGCAGCCACGAACGGCGATTGTTCGAGATGCAGAATTCGGCTGTTGCAATCGGCTATCGCCTGCATATGCTTTTCATGCCGGATCGCAATGTAAACACGAATTTACTGATCGACAAAATCGAATGGCTCGTCGAACGCATCATGCCGGATGTTGTTCTGGTTCACCATGAGGACGATTTTCACCAGGACCACCGCGCCGTGACCCAGGCAACGCTCAGTGCTCTGCGTGGTTGGGCCGGAACGATCCTGTTTTACCGCACCCCGTCCACGCGCAGCAATTTCGAGCCGAATCTGTTTGTCGAGTTGAGTCAAAGCGAATGGAAACGCAAGGTTGAATCCATCCAAATCCATCAGTCGCAGGCGCATCGGTCTTATCTCTCCGACGATGCGCTCCGGTCGGCATTTCATTTCTGGTCCGATCAATACCGCCAAACCAACGGACCGTGCGAACCGTTTTTCGTTTTTCGCGCGGTCATTTCCATGAAAGGGGAATGAACATGGTCAAATGTCCAATCTGCGGATTTGTAGGAACGGAGTTCGATCCGTTCGGGCGCCCGCCAAGAAACAACGCTCAGTGTCCCGGCTGTCGCAGTCTGGAACGTCACCGTCAACTCTGGTTGCTGCTGCAGGAGCGCTGTCTGCTGAAATCGAAAATGAAGATCCTGCATTTTGCGGCAGAACCGTGTTTGGTCGAACAATTGCGCGACAAATACGGTGACGACTATTTCACCGCCGATCTGGATCCGAATCGTCCCGAATCCGATACGGTTGTCGATATCACCGCCATTTCGCACCCTTCAAAAACGTTCGACGCCGTGATTGCCAATCATGTTCTGGAACACGTTCAAGACGACCGTAAGGCAATGCGGGAAATCTGCCGCGTTCTGAAAAAGGGCGGCTGGGCTATCATTACCGTTCCGTACCACCGGGATCAGGCCGCAACCGTGGAAAAGGCCGAACCGGACTCTGCCGATCATGTCCGCGTTTACGGAAACGACATCATCGACCGCCTGAAAAAATCGAATTTCAATGTCGAGGTCGTCGAGCATCATGCGACGATGACCAAAGCCGACAAGATTATGTATCAGGTCGGCGGCGAAACCATTTTCCTGTGCTATCGCAAAAAGTAGAGCGAGGTATCCGTATGCCCCCGGTGAAAATCTTCGTATCCGTTCGCGACCGCGCACAATGCACCCAGGAATGCTTGGACGGGCTGATCCGCTCCACGTTGGGCAAGGCCGATATCTATGTATTCGACAACCATTCGCAAGCCGAATTGGCGCAATTGCTCGAATACTATTCGGTCCTGCTGCGCGAGGGGCGGATCGCCCATCTCGTCTGCAATCGCTTCGACCAGTCAACAACGGACGTGTACTGGTCGAAAAATTACGCATGGGCGCAATTCATGGCCCTCGTGGGCCTGCTGCCGGCCGAGCAACGAACGCACCTGGTGATGATCGACAACGATGTCTTCGTTCGCCGCGACGATTGGCTCGAAGCCTCGATCGCCGTGCTCGAAAGCCCCGAGGCGCAGAAGCACAAGGTGACCGTTGTTTCGCCATACGATGGCCCGCCCGATCCTTTCAGTCACCCGGATATGTTTCATGTTCTTTCGGTCGATCAATTCAGCGGCCGCACCTGCGAAGTGCGCGATGCGGCTTCCTCGCGGGCCTGGGTTGCTCCCTGGTACTTCTGGACGCAATGGCGCCCGCCCACCTGGCTGCAGGTGGAGCGCAACGGCAAACCCGACCGCATGCCCACCGATTGGTACTACTGGACCAACATGCAGCGGGTAGGGCAGCGCTTCGCCGTGCTGCGTCCGCGTCTGCTTTGCGATCCACCGCACCCGTGGTCCTCGGCTCGCATGGAAAACGGCATCGGCGAGGATGCGAAAAAGTAGTCCACTTTCTGTAATTTCATAACCATCGTAAAAATCAATGGTTACCTGTCCTATTCGCAACGGGTGGACTAATTTTCATTTCACTTTGAAAAAGTAGTCCACTTACTTTTTCTGAATTTCCGAACCAATGCCAAAAAAGAACGCATCCGGGTATTAGCCTGGTTATGCGTTTCATAACTGTAGATTCTCCGCTGAAAATCTCACTTTCCAAGGAGGGCAATCATGAGGTTCGAATAATGCCTGGATACGGATACTTGTTCACCCATTGGATGGCGAACGAGTTGTATGCCACGCCATACGGTCGTCACATCATCGGCGACCATCCAATTGAGGAACACTATCGCAAATACGAGGGGCAGGATCTGACCGGTAAATCCCTGCTGCTGTGCCGCTCCGGTGGCTACGGCGATCTGCTTTTCCTTAGCCCGCTGATTCGCCACCTGAGAAAGAAATACGACTGCAAAATTTCCGTGATCACCGCGCCGCGATACGCCGAGGTCTTTTTCGACAATCCCGATGTAAACCAGGTGTGGGCGCTGCCATTCCCGACCTTGCAGTTTATCGAGTACGACTACCACCTTCACTTCGAGGGGACGATCGAGGCGTCCAAGGATGCCCAGGCCCATGCGGTGGATGTTTTCGCCGCCCACGCCGGTGTGGAGTTGGGCATCGGTGAAAAAACGCCGATTTTCAACGTGGCCGAAAAGTCATGGAAGGCAGCCCGCAATTTTCTGCGAAACGAATTGCAGATCCCCTGGAAGAAAAAAATGGTGGCGATCCAGCCGAAGGCATCCGCAATCCTTCGCAGCATTCCGCCGACAAATCTTGCCGCGATCTGCCGGAAGTTGACCGAGAAGGGCATTCTGGTTTTGATGCTGGGCGCAAAAGATGATTTTCCGGACGAATGCAAAATGGAAGGCGTGTTCGATCTTTGCGGAGCGATCCCTTCGATTGCCATGTCCGTGGCCGTGCTTTCCCATTGCCATTTGCTGATAGCGCCCGATTCGGCCATGACACACTTTGCGGCCGCAATCGGCAAACCGACCATCGCCCTGTACGGACCTTTCCCCGGCGAGATCCGAACGAAGTATTATCCTCGATGCGTGACCATCGAGCCGCCGGCCGAATCCTGCGACAAGATGCCCTGCATGATCCACAGCCAGGCGCCATGCCCCGCAGCCCAAAAGAATGGCGATTGCTACTCCCCATGCCTCGCCGCGATTGGCCCCGACCGGATAGCAAACCTTGCAATGGAGATGCTACCCTGATTTGCAGACCTTTTCGGGCCGAAACCCGTTGACAACATATTGACAACGAAATACTATAAAAAGGCATTATTTTGAATTATTCTTGAAAAATAGACGATGAAGATAATAGGGCGAATAAAAGAAAAGCCCCAAAAATCTCAATGATTTACGGGGCTTCCGGTTGACGCGCCAGGCAGGAGTCGAACCTGCGACACACGGATTCGTAGACCGGCCTGAAAAGCGGTAAAGCACTGGTAATAAAAGGCATTTTATTTTTCATTCAATACCGAGTTGACAATATGTTGACAATCGGGCAGCGAATTGACGATCCGAATCAGGTCTTGATCGTTCACCCGCGCATACCTTTCCTGTACCGTGGAAGCGAAGGCCAAATCGCGTCCGTGGCCAAGTAAAATCTTGCGGTAGATTTCATCCACGCCGGCGCGTAGCAATTCGGTTTGGAACGAAGCCCGCAAATCGTGCATCCTGAATTTGATTCCCGATTCCTTTTGCGCCAGGCGAATGGCCGAGTTGATTCTGGTGATCGTCTTTTTGCGATAGACGATGATTGGCCCCTTCGTTTTACGTTCGCCGAATGCCGGCCACAGTCCTTCGCGGATCGGCACACGCCCGACCTTCTTTTTACTCGCGGCCTGTTCCTTGTTCGGGTAAATAATTCCATCCTCGGTGATCTGCGACCAATCCAGGGCCAACACCGCGGCATGGCGCAAACCGGTAAATCGCGCAATCAGAAAAGCACGGCGAACATGCTCCTCGCGTCCTTGGCAAATGGCCAGCAAATCGTCGTCGGTGATTTCCCGCTGAATCACGTTTCGCTCCGGGAGCCTTTTGATAAACGTGCAGGGGTTGTGCGGCGGGACAAGTTTTCCGGTTCGATTACCAAAATTATACACGGCGGAAAGCAAGGCAAGTTCGCGGTTCACCGTCGCCGGTTGAATTACCTTGCCGTGTTTGTTCTTTTCCTTGGCCCGCCGATGCTGATACCGCGCCACATGCTCCAACGTGATTGCCTGCGCCGGTATTGCGCCGAAAAAATCGAGAAGGTGTGCGGATCGGCTTTCGTCGTCCTTCCATGATTTTTTCGTTTTTTCGCTGTATTTCAGGTAGTCGGCAATCAGATCCTTGAAAAGAGAATCCTTGGAGCGGCGTCCCAGATACATTTCCTCGTACAGATCCTCGCGCATTTGGCGCTCGATCGCATCGGCCATGCCCTTGGGACAATAAACCACGCGGCGCTTGCGGCGGGTCTGTTCGTCCTTGGTCACGCAGACATCCACCTGCCAGCCCTTGGTTCCGTCTTTTCCTTTGTATCGTCGAATCGGCATTGTCGTTTTTCTTACCTGTTTTCTTCCGCTTTCTGATACCGTTTCATCAATTCCGGGTCGAAGGCAAAATGCAGCAGGGCTTTGGCGTGGCCCTCGGCGATCATCGTTTCTGCGAAAAACGAACCATCGGGCAGAATCACATGAGCCAGCAGGCGCCGGTATCGGTCGCGGTGTCCGATGCCGATGTTGGCCGGATCGAGGCGCAAAAATATTTTTTTTCCGTCCAACAATTCGCGGGCGCGGGCCGTGGCTTCGATGGCTCCGGACTCCGGTTTTCGGTCACGCTTTCCCATTTCCGGAGAATCCATGCCGATGATCCGCACATTTTCATCGATGCCGGATTCGGCCAGGCGCACATGGATCGTATCGCCGTCCACCACATGGGTTACCGTGGCGGAAAGATCGCCGGCCGCAACGGGTAGGGCGAGGAAAATGAAAAAAAGAATGATTGATATTTTATTCATCACCTAAATCGTCATACTCGAAACCAACGCCAGCCGTCCCAGCGTTGCGAAAATAAGCGCACCGCCGAGCCGGCTTGATTTTAGAGCCGGGTTCTCAGTTCCACGGCTCGACCCAACACCTGGTTCCGTTCGATTTCCAGCGGCGGAAAGTCTCGGTTGTCGAACATCAATATGTAACCACTTCCTAATTTTTTTATCCGCCCCAGCCGATTTTGCATGCGGCCGGCGCTTTTATTTGTAGCTGTAGTCAGAACGAGAACGATATCCCCATCATCCCACGCGACCGCAGGGTCGATTACGACGATGCCGTTATCCTGAATTGTTGGTTTCATCGCGTCGTAACCGGCCATTTTGAGCGCATATGCTCGCGGGCTTGCATGCCCAGCGTCAATTCGTTCCAAAATCATTTCATCATTCTCCCCGTCACGGTATTGCTCAGCGGTGCGCCAATCGATTACGGGGATTGTGCGAGAACGATCTATCGGGTAGTCGGCATCCGTGCCGAACAACAGCCAGGAAGGGGAAACTCCGGTTGCGGAGCAGATTTTCTCAATAGAATCACCATCTAATCTGGCAATTCCACGACGAAACCATGATGTGATTGTTGCATGGCTAATTCCAGTAAAATCGGAAAATTTACTAATCCGACCATGTTTTTTGCCAAAACGATCAGATATCAATATGTCAATTCTTGTTAATATGTCTGACATATCAGGTATTTATGAGTACCCCCATAAAATTCATGCCTATGCACGAAAAAATACTTGACAACATCGTGCCATTGCATGATACTGCCCACAGTCAACGAAACACACGCAACGCACGAGGAAACAATGAAAGCAAATAGCGAGCCAGAATTGAAGAAGCACATCATCGTTCCGATTTCATGTTTGGCCGGATTGGTCGATTCCGGCGTTATTTCAGCAGCAGAAGCTCGCGAAAGCGTTTTGTCGCGCACGTTCGCTCCGCTGAGACCGCAGCTTTTACTTGAAGCGCTGCTGACGATTCGCGGCTTGGAAAACGGCGAAGAACTAATCGCGCAAATGAAGGCGAACCTGCTCGATCGCATCATCATCGAAGTTCGCCCCGACAATCCCCATAAATACAAAGAGGAAAAAGGACGGTTAATCGACGAGTTAATTTCCGATGTGACCGGCAAATACGGCCCCGGTTCCGAGATTTTCCAGGAGAGACAAAACATTCTCGTCCATCTCAATGAAGAAGAGAAATCGGAATAACGATGAAGGCGGCATTCGTCGATCATTACAGTTTCACCACTTCGTATGTTGCCTCGGTTTTTTTTTCGATTATCCGCAAATCTTTTTGCACTTCGTCAAACGCTTCGTCGAAAGACAACTCCGGTTTGGCGGCAAGTTTCAGGTACACACAGGCCAATACGGCAGCCGAGTCGTCCGAATGAAAGTCAGTCATTGATAACCTCCTGAAAGGGTAGAGAGATGAAAGCACAAAGCGAGCCGAAGCAGAAGCGCGACGGCTTCATTGCCCGGTTTTTCATTCGGGTGATTTCGCGCGGAATCGAAAAAGGAATGTGTGCGCACCAGAATAATCTTACGCGCTCGCAAAGAGAATTTTGGAAAAAGCATTGGGAAAATAAAAAGCGAGAAGAAGCCAAGGCGGCAGAGGAAAATAAGCAATGAAATTGCATCATTCCTCATTCTCGCTTTCATCTTCATCATCGTCCGTTTCGGCGAAAAAACGCTCGGCAATCGCTTTTTCATTTTTTTCGAACATATCGACGGCTTCTTCAAATTTAATTCCAGGATTAGCCAACATGCACAGATACACCAAGGCAAGTACGTTCAAAGAGCCGTCTTCCAACGCAGATACTTTCATCGCAAACCCCCGAACCAGTTTGTCTTTCAACCCCATCAGAAGGGCCGAATAATGACCGAAATCGACAAAAGCGAACTTACCACACAAACCGCACAGGCGGCAACCGCCGTCGATTCCGACGACGATATCGATTTCGTGACCACCGGCGAGGCTGCGGACATTCTGCGGTGCAGCGATCAATCGATTCGGCGGTACGTGGAGATGGGTTTGCTGCGCGATTACCGGCACAACCCGAACCGGGGACACCACAAATTGAATCGTGCCGAAGTCGAAAACGCCAGACGCAACGGCTTGCCGAAGCTTGGCGCTCGGTAACTGGAGGATGTCGGCAATGAAGAAAGCCGAGAAAAAACGGAAACAGTATCCAGGATGGCTGCCGCGATCCTTCGACATGGAAACGGCGCACGAATATTCGGGTTTGCCGCTCGGAACCATCGAACGGCTGATCAAAAGCAACGTGCTGCCGCATCGCCGCACCATGCCCTTCGCCGCGGATCATTTCACCAGCAACAAAGTAGGGCGGAAAAAGGGCGTGATCATCATCGAGCGGCGCGATCTGGATGCGTATCTCGACAGCTTGCCGCGAATGGCCGGTAACTTTTCAGTCGATGCCGGGGCGCAGGCAAAAAAAACGGGGACAGGGCAATGAAAATCATCGTTTTCACTCTGATCGTTTTCATCGTTTGCGCGTTTCTGATCGTCAAATTCGATCCATTCACGCGAATTTGCGAGGGGCCGCAAAACGACTACGACATTCGCTGCACGGACGATTTTGTGGAATTGGAAGGCATTTACCACGATGCCCGCCTGCTGCAGGTCAACGGCGTCTGGCAGGTGACCACAAACAACGGCCATATCTACTACCTGCCTTTGGCCCACTGCGCCGTGGGGTACTACGAATGAAAAAGCACAAAACCAAGCGGGTGATCCGCATGTTCAGCGGGAAAGCAAAGGATTTCGACAAATTCAAGGCCGATCTGCTTTCCCGGTACGGCGATCAAACCACAATCGCTGAAATGAGCGAACTGCTGACCCAGGCAAAGGAAAAAACGTGTGCGATTCGATGAACCAGAACATGCCAAAAACATCGCCGCGCAACTGGCCGGCATGGTCGATCAATCGCGGCTGCTGTGGGAATTGCAGGTCGAGGCACTCCGCGACTGGTGCGAAAGCACCTGGTGCGAAAACACATTCGATTGCTTTTTCGTCGATTGGCTGGTCGAGGAACTTGCCGACGAAAAACGCCGTGATCTGGAAACGCTGGTCGAGGATTGGCTGTGGAAAAAACGAATTGATTGCCCGATGTGCGGCGGCGAAAAAACCGTTACCTGCATCGACGAATCAAGGATATCGAGCAATTACGAGCAGCCGGCAGATTACGACGCTCCGTGTCCGCTTTGCTGCGGCTGAGTAACCAAGAAGTTCGATTCGTTCTTTCAAAACTGAATTTGTGGAGACGCCTTCGGTGGGACAAAGGCAGCCCGAAGAGAAGGGGTAGGCGCTCGGTCGAGCGTATCGACCAAAGCAGACATGACCCTCCATCTTTACTCCGATCCTAAGAGTGGTTGCATGAAAATTGGTAACGCAATTTGAACATAGATTCCTTCCTGCCAGCCCTCGCCGGACAACTGCCGGTCTTCGGTTCGAATCCGAACGTCTCCATAACCCACACGAAAGGCGGCGGTCGGGCGGATCGACGGCGCGAAGCTAGGGATAACCTGCTTTTGTCAGGTTCAGATTGAAACGCTTCGCCGGATTTTTTCACTGAGCCAATCCGCAGACCGCCGCTGAAGAAACAGATACCGGAGCCGCATGGTGGACCTTCCACCTGCTGAAATTAAGGGGCGGCGATGCGCCCATACCCCATGGTTGCCGCCCCTCTTTTTGAGAACAGATACCGGAGGCGATGGTCGGAAATGACAGTGCTATCAAGAAATGAATCATGGTCGAATAGGTTAGCTGCCAAAGCTGTCGTTTCTCCCGGGTCACGCCGGGGCCTCCGATTATTTTTTCCAACGGTGGCGGCTGGTTCCGCTTCGAGCCGTCGAGATTCAGCAAACCCGATGATCGCAAAGCATAACGATGGTTTCCCCCGCACATCGAAACGCCTGGGCTTTGCGGAACCGGCCCAGGCTCCCCTGCAAACGCAATTATCAATCCAAACGAACGGAGGCAAATTAGATGAGTAGTAAATTTCCGCAACCGACAATGCCGCGCAACGACGACACGGCAGAAGCCCTGGTGCGCGAGGGCAAAACCTTGCAGCGAATCGAGACGCCGTACAATACCGCAGTCTCCGTGCAGAAACCGCGCAATTTCAATCAATTTATCGAGAAAGTAAAAACGGAAGCATCCTACGCCGGTGAATCGTTTTACTACCGCTGGCCGGTGAAAAAAGACGGCAAGGTAAGCGGATATGTCGAAGGCGGAAGCATCGGCATGGCGGCATGTCTGGCCCGAAATTTCGGCAACTGCGTGGTGAATACGACGATCACCGAAGAAAATAGCCGCGAATGGGAATTTGCCGCCGATTTCATCGATCTGGAAACCGGCTTCACCATGCGCCGCCTTTTCCGGCAGCGCAAATCGCAAAACATCGGCAAAAAATACGACGACGCCCGCGCCGAAGACATGGTTTTCCAGATCGGGCAAAGCAAGGCGCAACGCAATGTGATCTTGAAAGCCATGCCGGAATGGCTGGTCGACGAGTGCATGGAAGAAGCTAAAAGTCAGGAACTTAAAAAAATTCAATCGATGGGTCTGGTACCCGCCCGCGACAAAACACTTCAAATCCTTCAACAAAAATATGGAGTCGAACAAGCGAGAGTTCTGGCAATTTTCGGTTATGAAAACGTCGAGCAGATCGGCGCGGATCAACTGGTCGAATTGAAGGGCATGATCCAAGCCCTGAAAGAAAAGCACAATACGGCAGAAGAACTTTTCCCGCTGATCGAAAAAAAACCGGAACCCACCGTCGAAGAAAAAAAAGCGCAGAAGGCCGAGGAAGAAAAAGCAGCCGACGTGCTTCCCGACGACGAACCGAAGCAGGAAAAGAAAGAGGCTCCGCAGCCGCAGGCGAAAGCCAAGGAAAAGACCGGCGAAGAAAGCCCGCCTCAAAAGCGCTACAACGACCTGTGCGAAAAATACGGACGCAAGGCGGTCAATTCCATTTTGAACAGTTTCCCCGTTCCGTTCGAGAAAATGTCGGATGGCGAGAAGAGTTCCGCTCTGGACGAAGCAGAGGACACCCTCGGCGGCGAAAAAGAAGAAGAACCGAAACAGGAAGAAGGTATCCCCGAAACTCACGAACGAATCACCGAAATGGCCAATCGCTTCGGCAGCCGCGACAAGGTGATTGCCGTTTTGCACAATTTGCATCCGGCATTCGACAACTACTCCGACGAAGCCAAGCACAATGCTTTGGACATGACCGAAAAAGCCCTGGTCAAAAAATACCCCCCGAAAACGAAGGCTTAATCGAAGATGGCACGATACGACCGCAAAGCCGTTCTCAGCGTGTCCTCGGTGGATGAATTCGCGGAATGCGCACATCGTTGGTATCTGCGCTATTTGCAAAATGTGCAGCCGCAGTTTTCTTCGACCGAGGCTCGCCGTGGAACGGATATACACAATTTGCTCGCCGAGTATGCCCGCAAAACGGTTGCTCGGCGGGCAAACCCTTCCGAACTGTTTGACGACGACTGGCGCCGCATGGTCGATGATCTGCTGGCGATGATCGCCGAAAGCGAACAACCCGAATACGCCGTGCTGGTCGATGCGATCGAGAAACGCTACGGCAATCCGCCCGAGTTGCTTCCTGCCGATGCGACAAAGGCACTGGTGGAGCATTCCTTCGTTTTTCGCGCCAATGGCAGCCCGGTTCGCCGGCGCGATACCAGAACGCAGATCTGCTTCGGTTGCACCGTCGACCTGCTGTACTTTATCAATGGCGGAACCACGGCGGTTCTGCGCGACTACAAAACCGGCCGCAATTGGGAATACGGCCAACTGCTGGAAAAAGACCGGCAGATGTCGATGTACGCCCACGCGGTCACGCAGTTTTTCCCCGATGTGGCCGAGATCGTTATTGAAAAAGACAACTTGCGATTCGACTACGGCCTGATTCGATCGGTGTTTGCGCGAGAAGAATTCGAGGACAAATGGCGCGATGTGGTCGCCTGGACCATGCCGATTTTTGCCCGAATCAGCGAGCTGGAAAAGGGCGGCGATCCACGCGAGGTATTTCCCACCAGCCCCGACGATTCGTTCTGTTCCTGGTGCCCGGTGCGGGCGCATTGCCCCGATTTCAACCGCTTGCCGATGATTCCCGAGTCGGTAACCGATTTGACCGACCGCAGCGCCATGACCGCGCTAGCCCTGCAACTGCGTAGGGTGAAGCAATCCATCGGCAAGGTGGAATCGGCAGTGCGGAAATACATCGAAGAGGAAGGCCCGATCGAGACCGAGGGCGAAGTGCTGGACATCATACCTTCCACTCGCCGCGATCTGGATAAGACCAAGGCCGTGAAGATTCTCCAGCAGCACGGAGTTCCCAAGAGCGCCATTTTCGCGGCAATGACAATGCCGCTGACCGCGATGGACAAGCTGACCAAGGGCAAGGAACCGGAAAAGAAGGCTCTGCGCCAGGCGATCAAGGAAGCCATTTCCTACAAAACATCCGCCACGATGGAGTGGAAAAGCAAATGAATCACACCGGCATCGAAACCGCAGATTTCACCAGCAATCCATGCTCAGGGTGCTTGCACGGCTGCAAATGGTGCTACGCCCGCGGCATCGTCAAAAGATTCCACAAGGTATGGGGCTATCCGGCCGACGATCCTTTCCAGCCGCTTTTCCATCCACGCGAAATTGAAAAACTGCTGGCCTGCGAAAAGAAATGCACGGTCATGATTGGCTCGATGTGCGATCTCGGCGGCAAGTGGTTTTGGAAGGCTTGGATGCCGAAAGGTGGGAAATATACGTTCAAATCAAATCCACTTGTTTCCGTAACACATGGCGATTTAGCCATCTCCACAGTGGATATCTGGCGAGAATTGCTTTTTGTAATTCAGAGAAAACCGAACATTACTTTCCAGGTTTTTACAAAAAATCCGGAGAACCTTTATTGGTCGATTGATGGTGCTCTCCTTCGAAGCGAATCGAATATTGTTCCGCCCAACCTCTGGATCGGGGCCACGGTGACCAACCAGGCAGACGCGGAAGCCCGCATTCCGTACCTGCTGCGAATGCGCGAGATTGGCGTGAAGACTTTGTTCGTTAGTTGGGAACCGGTGATGGGCCAAGTGCCGTGGGAATGGTACGTAGGCGAAATCGCGGTAGACCTTTCATGCCCAATTTGTGGAACAACAAAAAATTCAACACCACCACTTGAAGTTGATCCTGGCGACTATGGCCCAGGTGGATATGCTAAATATTGTATGTGCCCAAATAATTGCGACGTAAATGAAGAGTTTACGTTTGATGATTATTGCAATATCCCAACATTTGGTATCGACTGGCTAATCATCGGCGCAATGACCGGGCGTCTGGCGAAAAAGAACCGCCCGCAACGCGAGTGGATTCAAAGCGCTGTCAACCAATGCCGCTTTTCTGGTGTTCCCGTCTTCTGCAAATCCAGCATTACCAAGCTTTTCCCCGATACCGAATGGCCGAAGGAGTTTCCGGAATGATCGAACTCGGACTGCGCCGCTGCGCCATGTTCGCCAAGGAACCACTGTCAAAGTCGCTTCGTTGCCTGAGTTGCAGCCAGCAGCACGGGCAGGGCAAGCCCAAACCGTGGGCGAGGATGGGTTTCACCATGATCCGCGTCGATTGCGAGTACATCGTCGACGGCTACGGCCGCAAGGTCGGCCACATCAACCTGTACTACCGCGAAAAAACCGACGCGATCGGAAATCAGTGCGCTTTGACCATTTGAACCAGGAACAAGGAGATGTTCATGTCCGACCTAAAACCGAAGGCTAATATTATCGGTCCCGAACGCGCCGCCGTCCTCGGAACCGACAAGTTGATCGTCGCCAGCGCCGAATATGCCGCGTCCGGATTCAACTTGATCAATTTCAATGACCAGGACGGATTTTCATTCCACAAAAATCCGGCTCTTTTCCGAAATCGCACTCAAAAAATCGACCGCCTGGTGCTGCATTGGGACGGTTCGCGATCCTCGAAGGGATGTTTCAATGCCTTGCTGGCCCGCGGTTTGTCGGTCCACTTGATGCTCGATCGCGACGGGACGGTCTACCAGGCATTGGACCTGTATAGCGCCGTTGCCTCACACGCTTCCGGCGCAAATGGCCGATCTGTCGGCATCGAGATCTGCAACATCGTCGATGTGCGGGAAGCGCACAAAGAGCCTGATCGAATTATCACGCAGTCGTTTTTCCCCAGCGGTTGGAAACCGAAGCACTTGGATTTCACCGAGGCGCAGAAAAAGGCGCTGGTGCCGCTGGTGCAACTGATTTGCGGCACGGTCGGCATTCCGCCGCGCATTCCCGATGAAAAGAATCTGCCGAAAAACGGTTTTGTCAGCGACGGGTGGAGCGGCGTTTGCGGCCACTACCACATCCCGAACAAAAACGGCAAGTGGGATCCGGGAACCACGCTGTGGCCGGTGCTGAAACAAGCCGGATTCGTCGAGGAAGGGATCTAACGATGGATGCGCCAATCCTTTCCGTGAAACAGCCCTGGGCTTCGCTACTGATTTTCGGTGCGCCGGTACTTTCCGAGCCGAGTTCGATCAGGTTCAAAACCATCGAGAATCGTTCCTGGATGCCGCATGCCGACTTGATCGGTCAGCGAATAGGCATCCATGCCAGCAAGTCCTACGATGTGCAAAATCCTTTCGAGGATGACGACTGTGACGCGATCGAGTATCCGGCCAAGGCTTCCATCAAGTTCGACGCCGACGATCCGAAATACCACATCCGCGGCTACATCATTGGCACGGTTCGCCTGGTCGGAGTGATCGCCATGCTGGATGGAAACATCAGCCTAGTGATGGCCGAGCGCGATTTTGCCTGGTCGCAGATCGACGAAAACGACATGATGTGGTTCGAGCACTTCGAGGGCATGTTCGGCTGGGTTTTTCGCAAGCCGCTGGCTCTGCCAAAACCGATCCACGCAACCGGCCAGTTGAACGTCTGGAAATGGTCCGTGCCGGAAAACATGATCGATTCGATCTATTACCCCTTTTTCAAACCGGAGATTCCCCGCCGCGACGGTCGCATGGCGATGCGCTACGAGCGCACCGATGACAAACCGGCGTTGGCCGAAAAATGCAACGTATTCCAAAAACTACAAGAAGCCGGTCGGCTGAAACCGATCGATCCCAACCAACCATCCCCCCAAAAGAAAGAAGGAGAATAAACGTATGCGATTAGACAATGCCCAAATTGAAGCAATGGTCGAGGAAGCCCTGGGCGACATCGGGCTGGAAACAGACCAGGAAGCTCCGGAAAAGATCGTGCATCCGACGACATACCAGCAGCTTGTCGATGCGGTAATCGAGGCGCACAAGGCCAAGCAGGCCGAATTGGCCAGTGCCTACGGCGAGATCGCAGTAAAGATGAAAAACTTCAAATGCGACGGTGAGAAAATCACGGTCACCCTCGTTGTCCCGGACAATCTTTCCAACGTCATTGCCCTGAAATCTATGTCCGGCGATCTGAATCTGATCGGCAATCAACGGACCATCGAAAACGTCATTCACACCTTCGGCGGCGAAGAAAACGAAACTCCGGCGACCGACGACACTCAATCCGAACTGGTTTTCGACGCCGAAGGTAATCCGGTTGAAGAAAACGACGATGATGACGATGACGACGACAACGAACCGCAAGAAAACAAATCGAAGGATTTGTTTGCCGAAGTCAGCGTCGGAGATGTGGTCGATCTGATCGAAGACATGCCCTTTGGCGACTTGACCTATCCGGTCGGTTGTTCATTCGAGGTGGCAAAATTCAACAAAAAGAAGATGACCGTGACCATCCGGGAACTCGAAGATCCGGTCGACAATTTTGTCGGCGACGGCCAGCCGTTTGAAGTATCCGACGAAGTTTTCAACGAACTATTCACGCGGTAAGTGGGACAACTTTTGAATTGAAAGAGGCAGATTTATGGACTTCATCCCGGTCGATCCGAAGTTGCCGAGGCACCCAAAAATCAGGGCACTTTCCCGTCTATTGTCCACAAGATCGCTGGATGTGTGGCCAAGAGTGATTTTTTTGTGGATGGAAGCGTTCGAGTTTTATCCCGATGGCGACGTAACAAATTTGGAAAATGACGAGGAAGAATTAGCGCGCATTTTCCAACTTCGCGGAAACAAGGGTGTCGAGTTTTTCAAGGCCATGATCGATGTCGGCTTGATTGACCGGGATGAAGATAGACTGCTGCTACATGATTGGAATCAGGACGGTTGTGGGCGGATGATCAAACACAAGGAAAAGGCAAATCAGCGGTGGAGAAAATGGAAAGAGAAGAAAAATCAGGTTGAAAATGATGATGAAACAAACGTTGGCGCAAACGTTTGTTCAAACGTTGGTACAAACGTTGATGCAAACGTTAGCGCAAACGTTAGCGCAAACGTTGGACAAACCGTTTGCCAAACGGATGACATGACAAGACATGACAGTGTTAATATTAATATTAACTCTTTAAGCGCTTACGCTATACGTAAGCCGGAAAATGACCCTGGTTCGATTTTTGAATTTGAAAAGCAAAACGAAAAAAACAAAAACGAAAAACAGGAACCGGCAACGCTCGACGAAATCCTGTCGGCCGGCGAAAAGAAATTCACCGCCAAGCAAAAAGCCGAAGCGATTTACGATTCGTGGAAAAAGAAAAACAACGCCCACGATCGTGACCGGGCGATCAAAAACATCGTCACGCTGCTGACCAAGGAAAAAGTTCCGTTCCACAAGCTGCTGGCCGCGTTCGACAACTACACGCGACAGGAAGACAAAAAAGGAAGCGAAGCGCAGTTCCGTAAAACGTGCGCCAATTTCTTTGGCCGCGATCGAACCTGGACGACCTATGCCGACGAAATTCCGCAGAATCCAAAAACCACAGCGCCGGGGAGCAACGGCAACGTTGATTTTCCCGAAAGCGACGATCCGATTTTCAACGCGATCATCCAAAATTTGAGCAAGTTCAAAACCTGGGTTGCGACCGGTGGAATTACAAAAAGCCGCGAAACCATCGTGGATCAATTTGGCGAAGACGTTTTCAACGTTGCGCTGGCCATGTCCCGCGAAGGTTGGTTCAAGCGGTGGAACGACCTCGGCGGCGATTCGCAGATGGTCGAACGGATTATCTGCAAGCAGCTTCCAGGCGCCTACCAACAGGCGAAAAGCAAAATCGAAAAAGCGACGGAGAAAGCCAATGGCTGAAAACGCGGTGGTCAAGCGAACGGTGATCGAATCGCCAAAAATTCCGAAAAGGAAATGGTGGCTCCTGCGAAAACTGGAATGGTTTTCTTTCGGGAAAGAAGCCCGCGAAGAGGCAAGGGATGTTGGTTTGACCCTGCGCGATATCGAAACGGCCAAGAAAAAATACGGCATGGTCGGCAAAGGCGAATACGAATTGCTCCAGCAGCAGAAAAACGAAACCGAAGCGGGCAGGCTTTTCCAAGTTCAACGAATCCAACACATCCGCCAAGCAGCGGCGGAAATACTGCGCCTCGGCCAACGCGCCAGCCGCGAGGATCTGGAAACGGTTTTGGCGCACATCCGGGACGGTGAAATTTGAAAACTGCAAAAACCGGCCACAACCAAGCGATGAAAATATGGCGATTCGCAACGCTACGCCACCGCCACGGCAAAAACGCAGAACGAAACAACCCTTCACAAACCTGGACCCTGAGAAAATCGAATACAGGGCATTTTACGCAGAAAGGAACTTTGTCATGAGCGAACATCCATTGGCCGACGCCGTGAAAAGCGAAATCGACCTGATCGACAGAATGTTGGAAACGAAAGAATACATCGCCGTCAGCCCCATTTGCCTATCGACGTTCGACGATGGCGACGATTTGAACGATTGCCGCTACTGCCCGATCTGGCAGGGGCCGTCGAAGTCGGAAAACTGCAAAAAATTTATTCCGGCCAATCAGTCCATGACCTTCGCGCAGTTTTACGACTATGTGCAAAACTGTTCGGATGCTCTGGACGAGAAATCCCGCTCCTGGTTGATCGAGTTTCAATCGTTTCTCAAAACCAAATACGAAGAACTCGTGGCGGAAGGGCGGTAAAAGTTGGCTAACATCCTGTCACTTTCAGGCGGAAAAGATTCGACGGCGATGCTCCACGTTTGCCTTGAGCGTGGGATAAAAATCGACGCGGTGGTTTTTTTCGATACCGGGTGGGATTTCCCGCAAATGTACGATCACCTGGAACTGGTCGAGCGAAAAACAGGAATCAAAATCGAAATAATAAAACCCAAAAAGCCGTTCGATTATTGGATGTTCGAGCGTGAAATTATTGCAAGAAAAGGACCGATGAAAGGACTGGTCTACCGTGTAGGATACGGGTGGCCGCATATGTTTTCTCGTTGGTGTACGCGCCTAAAAATTGACACGCTAGATCGATATTCCCGTCAATTCGACAATTCTATTCAGCTTGTCGGCTTCGCGGCTGACGAAATGCGAAGAAAAGAAAAAACGGAAAAAAACTCAAAGATACCTACCCGCTTCCCGCTGGTCGAATCTGGCATTACTGAATCGATGGCCTTGGAAATTTGTAAAAGCCAAGGATACAACTGGGGTGGCCTATACGACATTTTTGATCGAGTATCCTGCTACTGCTGCCCGCTGCAGGGTAAAAAATCTCTCCGGAAGCTTCGCCTACATTTCCCAAATTTGTGGGAAAAAATACTCGAAAAAGACGCAATAAACCCGAAACACAATCGAGGATTCATCGGGTATGAAACCGCTCATGATTTAGAAGAAAAGTTTACGGCAGAGGAAAATCAATCGTTACTTGCAATTGGAGATGCAATAAATGGCTGAGTCTCGCCGCCATGCCGATCCGAACCTCGAACGCAGGGTGCCGCCGCACAGCCTGGAAGCGGAAACGGCTGTCCTGGGCGGTGTGCTGCTGCGCAACGAAGCGCTGGACCGGGTGCGAGATCTTCTCCAGCCGAAACACTTCTACCATGCGAACCATCAAATCATTTTCGCGGCGATGTGCGCGATGCAAAAGGCGCAATCGCCCATCGATCCGATAACGCTGCGCGAGTTTTTGAAATTGGCAAACAAGCTCGAGCAGATCGGCGGCATCGCCAAAATCAACAAACTCATGGACGAGGTTCACACCACCGCGAACGTCGAGGAATACGCCCGCATCGTCGCGGAAAAGTTCATGTTGCGCGGTATGCTCGACGCGACCCACGAAATGCAGGGCATGATCTTCGAATCGCGCGGCGAAGACGGCGAGCTTCTTTGCGCCGACGAAATTCTCACCAGGGGCCAATCGCTGTTGCAAAAATTGAGCAACCGACAAATGTCCCAGGTTCCCTTCCTCGATTCGCAGACGGCGATGCAGCATACAATGGACGAGATCGAGAGAAGCGTCGGCGCCGACCGCGACGAGCCGGGGCTGACAACCGGCTTCGTGGATCTCAACCGCAAAATGCGCGGCATGAAGCCAGGCAGCCTGATCATTTTGGCCGCGCGGCCATCGATCGGCAAAACGGCGCTGGCCCTGGCAATTGCCGAAAAACAAGCGGCGATCGAGAAAGTGCCGATTCTGTTTTTTTCGTTGGAAGCCACCGCCAATGAAATATCCAAGCGCAGGATTAGCTCCGTTTCCGGCGTGGCGCTGGAAAAAATCGACCGTGGCCGGATGACCCCGCAGGAAATGACGCGAGTAAGCGAAGCGGCGGAAATGCTGGCCAATCAAAACCTGATCACCATCGACGAAAGCAGCCGCCACACCATCGACACCATCGCGGCCAAATGTCGGCGGTTCAAAGCCGAACACGGTCTAATCGGCGGCGTTATCGTGGATTACGTCCAACTGATTTCCAGCATCAGGGCGAGAAAAAACGAAAAAACCCGCGACCAGGAACTCGGCGAGATCAGCCGCGCCTTTAAAATTCTCGCCAAAGACGATTTGAATTGCTGGATTTTGGCCCTTTCGCAATTGAATCGCAGCGTCGAAAACCGCGACGACAAACGACCGCGACTGTCCGACCTGCGCGAGTCGGGAAATCTCGAACAGGACGCGAACCAGGTTTTGCTCATGTATCGGGATGCCTACTACAACCCCGATACCGATAAGCCAAACGAGGCGGAAGTCAACGTGGCGAAAAACCGCGACGGCCCCACCGGAATAGTCAAATTGCTGGCGGAACTTGAAAGGATGCGTTTCGACAATTTTTACCAGGAGGAAAAGTGAGATGACGATCTACAAACGAAGGATCGAACAGAAACAAAAGACTTTCTGCCCGAAGTGCGGTTTCGGCGTACCGGTTAGCGCGAATGGTTTTTGCGAAATTTGCGCTAGCAAAGCCATCGGCGAAGCTGTCGACCGGCTCTACGCCAATCGCTTCACCTTCGACCTGAATGTGCATTGCGACGACTGCGGCGAAGAAATCGAGTTCGAGGAATCGCACAGTTGCACCGGTTGCGGCGCCGTGCTGTGCAACGAATGCCTGCACCTCGATGTGGAAGGCGAGCAGTTCTGCACGACGTGCTGGGACGGGATGCTCGAGGAAGAGGAAAACAGCGAAGTGAAAAATGCAATCGACGATGAATTTTCAACATCGAAAGAAAAAGAAGAGGCTCCCCATGAATGAAAACCATACCCCAAAATTTACCGAGCAATGGGCCATCGTCGAGTTGATGGGGCACCGTAAACTCGGCGCGC